GCACGTGCGCCGAGGCGCGGGAGCACTACAACCGATACATGCGCGTGGAGCTGAACCGGGAGCCGCAGGCGTCTGCTACCTCCATCACGCTGGAGGTCTGGGGCCAGGGCGTCGCCTACGAAGTGACCTTCGAGGGCCCGCAGGCGCAGGACCGGGCGCTGGCCTACGTGTCCGCTCGCAAGGCGCTGCACTTCGGTGACGTCTACGACCGGCCGTTCAGCTACGAGGCGTTCCCGGCCATGGCGGACCTGCTGCACCCGATGTGCCACCACACCATGTCTCTGTCGCAGTGCATGGACCCGTACGGCCCGAACCACTTCGGCACCCGTGAGCAGGAGCTGGCGAACGGCTGGTGATCTCCACCGATACCCCCTGTTGACACCCACGGTCGACAGGGGGTATTATTTACTTCAGCAGGAACAACCACCCGGAAGGACCAGCACGATGATCAGCGTCATCAGCGTCAAGGAACTCACCACCACCGTTGTCTCCAAGGGCGTCACCGAGGTGCACCTGGGTGACATCCAGGTCGGCCTGATCACCTGGGCCCCCAACCCCGTGAGCGGCATCATCTCCTCCTGGTATGCCACGTACGCCAACGGGGACGACACCGTGCGCTGCGGCAGCGAGGAGGAGGCGCTGGAGTGCCTGCGCCTGCAGCACGCCGTGGTCCAGCGCCTCGCGCGCTCCGTCCGCTCGCTGCGCCCGGCGCCCCAGGGTGACGCCCACCCGTACGACAAGGGCTACAACGTCGCCCTGCGCGACGTGGAGCGCGTCCTGCGAGAGGCCGTGGGCCTCGCCGCGCAGGGCGAGGGATGGACCGCGATCACCCGCCCGACCGACTGAGAGGGAAGACCATGCCGAAGGGCGTACCCAAGCCGAAGGTGGAAACCGTCGGCTGCACGTGCAGCGCGACGAGGCCGAAGTCAAACCCGCCCGTCTACTGCACCTGCAAGAACCAGATTCCCAAGGGCGAAAGCCTGTGCAACTCCTGCGCCAATGACAGGCACGTGTACTGACACGAGTCCCCGAATGACCTCCGACGAAGCGGCCCAGTCCCAGGACATCACCCGGGACTGGGCCGCCGAGGAACGGGAGGCCCTGCGCATCGAACAGGAGCGCCAGGCGGAGTTGCTGCGCAAGCAGCGGGAGAGAGAGTGACGATGCTGGAACTACCAGACTCGGACGACGAACTGGAGGGCGAGCTGCGGGAGCTGTTCGAGACGGACACCCCGCTGGGCTCGCAGACCTTGAACACCGAAGGCGGCGGCCAGTGAAGCGCGACCGCCTGGTCTTCGACCTCCCGCAGGTCGTGACGCCTACGGCGCTCATGGTGGCCATGTTCACGATCGTGCTGGCGGCCATCACCGACTACGACGGGTGGATGACCGCCGGCCTGGTGGTCTTGATCATTGATGCGCTGCTGGAGCGTGTCCGCGACGGATTGAGGAGGTGATCACGTGGAGATCGAGTAACGACCGTTGAGGCAGACAACCCGCCCGGCCAACATGATCGTTGGGGTGCACCGGGCGGGTTGTCGCACGTCTGGACCCTACCGGGCGCCGGGTCGGTCCTTCTTCCACTGGGCGACGGCCGCGCACGCCTGGGCCCGACTGCCGGGGTTGACCTGCTGGGAGCCCGGGAAGTTCAGGTCACCGGTGGCGCACATCTTCTTGGCCGCGTTCACTGCGGTGGCGATTGCCCGCCCCGTGGCCATGCCCTTCTCCTCCAGGTGCTTCTTGATGCGCTTGATGTAGGGCGGGAGGTGCAGCACCTTGCGGCCGGCGGCCTGCAGCGTCTCGGACTTGACCCGCATGCGGTCGGGCACGTCGACACCGGGTGCGGCCTGCACGTGGAGGTCTTCGCCGAGGGCGGACCCGCACACGCAGTTGCCGGCGCCGGAGTGCACGTCACGCGCGTACACGTGCGGGCTGGCGTAGTCGGCCTTGAACGGACCCACCGCGCCCTCCCAGCCGGGCACGTTCTCGGTGGCCAGCTCCTCGGCGTCCTCGACGCTGAACCACGGATGATCACCGTCGAGGGCCAGCAGCAGGTCCACCTCCTGGCTGAACTGGACGTCGTCGAGGCTGGGCAGGAGCGCGGCCAACTGGTCGTCAAGCATGGGCTGGATGGTGTCGAGCATGGCGGACATGTAGCCGTCCACGCGGGCGTCCTGGCGTTCCTGCGGGGGCGGACGATAGCCGGCGGCCACGATGGCCTGCGGCTCGCCGCCAGCCACCAGAGAGCGCCACGGGACCGGATAGCCGGGGTAGTTGACCGCGAGCGCGGCCAGTAGCTCCATGGAGCCCCGGATGCGGCGCCAGTCGCCGGACAGGGCGGCACCCTCCAGCTTGTAGCGGGCGTCCGCGTCCAGGCCGGGCATGACGCGGCCGGCAACCCAGATGCCGTGCGCATCCTCGCCGGCGGCCAGCTCGGCGGCGGCCGTGCACGTGTTGTCGTAGTGGGCGGCCACCTCGGCGGCCGACATGCCCACCCGGGCGGCAGCATGCCCACCGACGCCCGGGGCGCGGGAGATGGACGCGTACCCGACCGGCACCCGCACCACCTCGCCGTCCGGGGTGCGTGCGCGAGCACCGTGCACCCGGAAGTACGCGTAGTTGGTGGCCGACCGGGGCGGCGTGCGGCACGCGTCCACGATGCCGGTGTGGCAGGTGTTCCACGCCGCGAGGTGACCGAAGGCGCGGCCGTCCTCGGTGACCGTGAACGGGGTCGGCCCGTCCAGCTTCGGGTCCTCGAACCACTCGACGGGCGGGAGGTCGGCGGCGCTGGCCACCAGGATGGCGTCCCCTCCTCCCAGCGGGTAGTCCACGACGTCGTCCCCGATCGCCACCCGGATGCGGTCGAAGGTGACGGGGCCCGTGTAGGTGACCTGGTTGGGGTCCAGGCCGTAGCCGGCGGTGACGTGAGGCAGGAAGGGCTGGTGCTGGTCGGGGAAGTTCACGTCACCGATGGCGTTGCGGACCTGAGAAACCACGTCGTTGTGCAACCACTCGATGGCCTCGCGGTCACCCTGGCCGTCGAGCAGGTAGACGGTGGCGGGGTCGTGGCCGTTGTCGCCGTTCGGGTTGAACACGGCGTGAGAGAAGATCTGCCCGTCCAGGGGGCCCTGCTGGGGCTGACTCTTGGACATGCTCGGCAGGCCCTCCGGACTGGCCGGGTCCACGCCGGCCTCCCGCATCCGGTCGGCCTCCAGCTGCAAGGCGTAGTCGAAGTCCGTGAGCCGGCGGGCCACCTGGTGCACGGCGGCCACCATGTCGGGCTCCCACGTGTCCACCTGGTCACCGAGGTAGGCCAGGGTCAGGTGCAGCTGGTCGGCCGGGTCACCGCCGGGCGCCACCAGCGCCTGCGGGTTGGCGGGCACCAGGGCAACCATGCCGGACGTCGAGTAGTCCTGTTCGACGTCGCCGGCCTGCAGGCTGGCGTCCTCGAAGTTGACCAGCTCGGCCGTGTTGGGCTCCAGCCCGTTGCCCGCCCCGCCGGGGAAGGTCATGCCCTCCACCGCGAAGTGCTCCTCGACCTGGCACGAGTGGCACAAGTCGCCGACATCCGGCGACAGCCACGCGGCGCCGAAGCCGTTCAGGGTGGCGGCGGACGCGGCCAGCTCGTTGGCGTCCTCGGTGAGCTCCTCGCCGTCCAGGGTGATGTACGCGCCAGCGAACGCGGGAATGCCCACCAGGGTGGTGGCCGCGATGACGCCGCGCTGCATCGAGAGGCGGGAGTAGTCGGCCTGGTCGGCCAGCTCGCCGTTGGGGCCCTGGAATTCGGCCACCACCTCGGTCATGTCGACGGAGTTGCCGCGCAGGGCCCGGTCCTTCACCAGCTGGTAGGCGCTCTTGGCGGGCGCTGCGGGAACGTCCTTGTACATCCACCCACGACCGACCCAGGCGAAGGTGCCTTCAGGCAGGATGTTGCCGCCGTACAGCTGGGCGTCCGGGCCCGGGATGCGCTCAGCGCTGGTGATGGCTCCCACGTGCCAGGTGGCGGCGTCGCCGGTGTCGCCGTGCGTGGACCGGGTGGCCGCGTACAGCGGGATGGGGAGGTCTCGCACCTCGATGGTGCCGGGCTCGATGTAGCGGCGGTCGGAGGTCTCCAGGCCCTCGATGACCATCACGGGCAGCACGATGGGCGCGGCGCCGTCGGGGATGCCGTCGGTTGCGGCGTCGGGCTCGATGGCTGATGCAGTCACGGCTTGGGCTCCCTCTGCTCCTGGGCCAGGATGTTCTCTCCGATGCGTACGGCGGCCTCGGCACCTTCCGCGCGGCGGGTCCGTTCCAGGTCGCGCTCCACGGCCTGGCGGGCGCGCTGCTCGGCGTGCTCCTGCAGGCGTACCAGCGCGGACCGGAACGGGTCGTGCGGCTTGGCCACCGAGCGCACAAGCGCGGACACGCCCTCTTCGAGGTGGGTCTTGGCGATGTTCGCCCAGCGCTGGTCGGTGCCCTCGCGCAGGAGGGTGGCGGCCCAGACGTCGGCCACGTTCTCCTGCAGCTCCTTGATGGCGTTGATCAGGGCCACGTCGTCGGGCGGGAGGTCGCGGTAGCCGCGCACACCCTGGGCGGTGGGGTTGGGTCCGTAGCCGGGGGTGTGGCCGGCGTAGTGCGGCGGGTCGGCCGGCTCGGCGGCAGGTGCCTGGGAGTGGATCGGGTCGCCGGTCAGGTCGGGCTGGGGTGGCGTGCTCACGGGTTCACCTCGGATGTCTGTTTGCAGTCGGGAATGCCAGCACGGGGGGCGACGGCAATCCCTGCAACAATCGTCGGACGTCTCGTCACCACCAGCCCCCGTTCGCGGCCACGAACAGGCCGCCCATCAGCAGGAAGTAGCCGGCCAGCACGAGCACGGCGCGGGTGCGGGTCACGGTGCCCCCTCCAGGAACTCGCGCTGCAGCGCCTGCAGCGTCTCGGTAGGCACGTCGCTGGTGCCGAAGACCATGTCAGGCGTGCCGCCGTCGGGGAGCCCGTACACGGTGAACCAGGAGCACAGGCACCCCCGGTGGTCGCCCGGGTGGAAGAACGCGCCCACCCAGGCGTAGTCGGGTCCGGTGGCCAGCACCTCGTCCGACCAAGACAGGAACCGCTGGCCGTCCAGGTTCTCGTGCGGCTGGAAGGTGTTGCGGGGCTCGTAGCCGTAGCGCCACTCCATGCCGAGGTGGACGGCGCCCCGGTCGCCAAGCGTGCCGCGCACCGTGGTGCCGGTGCCGAGGCCGGTCACCGGGATGCCTTCGCCACGCTGGTCGCCGCCGACCTCGGCGAGCGCCTCCCGCACGAGAAGCGGCGGGATCTCCAGGTCGGGCACTTCGCCGGGGTGATCTTCGAGGATGTCCTGACCGAATAGGACGCGCTCCAGGTGGGCGTCCAGGGCGTCCTGCAGGTGCGCCCAGGCGGGGTCGATGCGGGCTTCCATCTCGGCGGTCATCTGCCGGACGATGGCGCGGCCCTCCAGGCTGTCCTCCCGCACCTTCAGCATGCGCAGGACACGCTTGGCGACCTTGCCGATACCAGTGCGGACCCACTTGCCGAACTTGCCTGACAGGGCCTCCCAGGCGCCCGCGAGGAGGAAGCGCTGGTCCGCGTTGAGGGCCAGGCACTGTTCGGTGCCGATATGGGCGGCCCAGGCGCCGACGGGCAGGCGCTGCAGCTCGGCGCGCAGGCCGGCGTCCACCTTCGGACTGGTGACCTTCGAGCGGAGTCGGGAGCCGGCGCGCTGCAGGGCCTGCTTGGCCTCGCGGTCGGCGGCGGCCAGCACCTGGTCCCGTAGCGCGGTGTCGATGTCCGCGAGGTCGCGGGCCGCACCCCAGTCGACGCGGTACCCAGACGGAAGTCCGGCGGCCAGCGCCCCGCGTCCCGTGGGGATGGCTGTAGCTGACTCCAGCGCCAGGGCGGCGCGCTCGATGGCGGGCAGCAGATCGGCCGCGCCTGGCATGTCGGGGCCGGCGGATGCGGCGATGCTGTCGGGCGCAGTGCTCGGCACGCCGGTGCCACCGGGCGCTGAGGCGTCGCCGTTGCCCTCTCCGGCCCGTGACCCGATCTCGCCCTGACGGCCGGCGGGGCGACTGGTGGACTGCGGGAACGGGGGAAGGTCGGCCACGCCCTCCTGCTGGGCTGCCCAGGCGAGGATGGCGGCGGCTGTCGCCTGATCCACGCCGTTCTTGGCCGCGATCAGCTGCAGCGCCTCCTCTGGGGTGGGTGCGTCGCCGTCGTTGAAGCCCAGCGCCTCGCGGCCGGCGGCCGGGCCGATCAGGATGCGGTCGAGGGCGTCGAGGGCGTCCTGGCGGCGGTTGGGGTTCTCGGTGATCTGGCCGGCGTCGTACCAGATGCGGATGCGCTTCACCTGGTCGGGCGGGAATTTGCGGGCCAGTAGCGCGGTGCGCAGGTAGGAGCTGGTGAGCGAGTCCACCATGAGGCGGATGGATGGCTCCAGGTGGTGCCTGAACGTGGCGTTGTCGATCTGCCAGGCCGTCCAGTGGTTGGCGTCGGCCATGCCGGTGAGGATCTCCGGCGGGATGTCGAGGCTGTTGGCCATGCGGGCCAGGCTGGCGGTCAGCTTCGCGAGGAGCTGCGGCGACTCCTCGCGTTCGAACCGCTCATACCGGACGGCCTCGATGTCGTCCTTGTTGGCCAGGATGACCATGGGGACCACACCACCGGCGTCGCCTTCGTTCGCGATCGGTGCCAGCATGCCGGCGGTGAAATCGGACATGAACTGCTTGCGGCGCTCCAGCGGGGTGTCCGCGTCCTCGCGCACGTTCTTCTGGTCGGCCATGCTGTCGGGCAGGAACAGGACGCCGTTCTGCATGATGCGGGACCGAGAGACGGCGCGCAGCTCGCGGCCCACCAGGCAGATGTCCTCCAGGACGTCCTGCATAGCGTTCAGTGCCGAGTCACCCAGGTGGTCGTGGGCGGGGTGCGGCTTCCACAACCGGTAGAGCTCCTCGGTCTCCAGGTTGATGCGGCGCGGCTGACCCAGTTCGTTCTTGACGGTGAGCTGGGAGCCCTGCACGTCGATGGACTCGACGGACCGGATGCGCCACACCTCCTCGCCGGTGAGTGGGTTGGGGTAGCCGTGTAGCCAGCAGTCCCCTGCTACGTCGAAGTTCTCGGACCAGACGCCGAGGAACTGGTAGCCGGCGTCGAGGGGCAGGCGCTCCAGTTCCTCCTCTGCGGCGGCGCAGATGTCCTCCGGGAGGGTGATGCGCTTGCGCTTCTCGGCGTCGGCGTCGTTGCGCATGTCGACGGGGATTGGTTCGTCATCGTCGCTGATGATCTCGGCGGCGTAGAAGCGGACGCGGCCGATGGAGTTGGCCCGGAACTGCAGGGCCTGGCGCAGTTCCGGCACCATGTCGCGGTAGCGCCAGGCGAGGGTCTGCCAGGGCTGCCTGTTGCCGGCGACGATGCGCAGTTGGTCGGCCGACATGGGGCCGATCTTGACGCCGGACGCGCGCAGCACAGTGGGGATGGCTCGCGCCTCGCGGACCCGGTCGAAGGACGCGCGCAGGCGCTCCAGCAGGTTGGGGTCCGTGCCGTGCTCGGCGCCGTTGTCCCGGGTGCGGATTGCCGCCTGCTCGGCGTCGTCGAGGGTTTCCGCGAGGCGCGACCACCTGGTCATTCAGTCCTCCGGTCAGTCGTCAAGGTTGGCCAGGAGGCCGATGGCGGCGGATGCTGCGAGGGGTGTGGCGGCCCACCACCACCAGTCGCCGGTGCTGGCCAGCAGGGAGGTAAGTACGGCCATGTAGAGACCGGCGCACCAGTAGCAGCTGACCAGGTAGGCGAGCGGGTGCAGGCCGTCGTAGACCCCGTGGGCGCGAGTCTCGGTGCGGGTGAGCTGCGGCCACGGCTTGCGGCCCCACGGCGTGCGGGCCTCCAGGTGATCCATGAGGCGCTGGCGCAGGGTGCCGAACGGGATGGCGTCCGCCACCACCAGCCGGGTCAGCCGGAAGGCGGCCAGCATGTTGATGACGAACAGCATGGGGGTGTTGATCCAGTCAAGGCTCATGGTCACCTGCCTTCCGTCGCGTCGAGGGCCAGCCGCACGCCGTCGTCCCAGGAGATGACGTTTCGCGACCAGGTGGGGCGCCAGTTCTTCAGTGCCCGGTTGGCGCACCCGCAGCCGCTGGTGGGCTGCACGATTACCTGACCGGCGGATGTCACGATCGGGATGCCGGCGTTACGGGCTGTTGTACCAGTGACGGGGCGCCGGGTCTTCTCAAAGTCGACTGGCGAGTGCCAGGCCGGCGTGGCGCCGGCGGTGAACGTTTCCAGCTCGGCGGGCGGTTGCCGGTACACGTAGAGGCCCTGCGGGGTCAGGAACGCCTTGCACAGCGGCCACGGGTGCGGGTCGCTCGGCAGGCGCACGATGGCGGGCCACCAGCTGTTGATCACAGCCGTGGGAACCGGGATGCGGAGCAGCTGCGCAACCACCGCGACCGTGGCCGGGTCGCTGGTTTCGACCTCGATGGTTGCGCCGGGCGCCGGAAGGTCCGTCACGTCCGGCAGGTCGGTGGCCGTCATGTGCACGGTTGCGGTGGCGCCGTCGAGGCTGACCGGATCGCCGACCGGCTGGCCGTCGCCGTCGAGCCTCTGTAGCCGGATGGCCTGCGCCTGCAGTGCGGTGTCAGCGAAGGACGCCTGCATGTCCTCGGCGAGCGCACCGGTTCCGGCGGTGAATCGGCCGGGCTCCTCGGCGGCGTCGGTCTGCTCCTGGGCGGGTGTGGGCTTGGGGTTGCGCCTGCCCTTGGTTGGCATGCTCGCCTCCTGGTGGTCGCGGGTAGTGCTGCCCGACATGCTACGGCCTGCACCCCCGGTCAGGGTGGGTGACCGGGGGTGCAGGTGCGTGGGGTTCAGCTCGGCTTCTGGGGGTGCGTCGGGTTGGGTTGCGCGGCCTGGCATGCCGGGCAGTTGAGTGTGTGGCCGGCATGTGTGTAGTGGCTGTGGGGCGGGGTGATGTTGGGTCCTCCCCAGTCGGGGCCCATGCCGAAGCCTTCGCCGTAGGGGCCCCAGTCGCCCCATTCCGGTGTGGCGGTGTCGCTGTCTGCTTGGTTGAAGCGGACGCGCTTGTCGGCGGGTGCTGCGGTGTCGTATTGGCTGCAGGGGCCGTCTGGGTCGCGGCTGTCGCAGGTGTGGATGGTGCCGTCATGGCCGCCGGGCATGTCGCAGCCGTGGGAGCCCCAAAACCAGTCGCAGCTGACCGGCTTGCTGGTGGTCACGGGTTCTCGCCTGGGGGCAGGTCTTGGACGTGACCGCAGGGCACGCATTGGGCGCGGCGCGGGTGGCGCTCGTGCGCGGGGCCTGCCCGCCAGCCCAGCCACCGGTCACTGCCGCACTGTTCGCAGCGCCAGGGCGGGGCCTGCTCGGTGGCGGGTGGCGGCGTGACCAGCCCGCCCTGCAGGTTGTCGTGTGCGGTGTCCGGCACTGGGCCCTGGGGGTCGTCCTGGGTGCGTGCGGCCTTGTGCGGGTAGCGGATGGGTCCGCGTCCCGGCGCGTAGGGGATGGTCTGGTAGTCGCCGCTGAGTGGCGGCTGGCGCCAGCCGGGGATCACCGGCGCGCCGTCGGGCGGCAGGGTGGGGATGTGTCTGCGGCATTCGCTGCGGTCTGGGTCGCATACGCGGGGGAAGCACGTGGCGCAGCTGTCGTTGGGGGCGAGCGGCAGGGAGTCGTTGTAGGGCGGGATGTGGACGGTGACTTCCAGGTCGGTGGGCACGTGCCGCAGGTCCACGCTGCGGTCAGGGTGGACGGTCCCGTCGGCGTGCCGGTAGAGGGTTGGCTGGTTGACTGTGGCGTAGGTCTGCAAGAGCGGCTCGCCGTCGAGGGGGCAGACGGGCAGCGTGTCGATGTCGATGCAAGGCGGAGCGTCGCGCCAGTGGTCGGGAAGGCCGTCGGGACTGGGGCCGGTGACGGCCTCGACGGGGATGCCCACGGCGTTGGCGATAGCAGCGGCGCCGTCGGTGCAGGTGCCCCCGCAGCCCTTGTCGCAGTCCTCGCGGTGCCACCAGGCGAGCTGCTGCAGGGCGGGGGTGCGGGCGGGCTCCTCCTGGGCGGCCAGTCTGACTTGGCAGTCGGGGCACAGGAGGGCGCGGCCGTCGGGGCTGGCGGTGACCGGGTGGTCGGTGCGGTCGCAGCCGTCACACAGGCTGGGCTCGTCCAGCATGCCGGCGGACTGCATCACGGCGTGCAGTTCGTGGAAGGACCGCATGGCGTCCGTCATGGCGGCGCGCACGGTCACGATGCTGCCCGCGAACCGCTGGGCGGCCTCGGCGAACCGGGCCATGCGGGTGGCCGGGCCGATCTCCACGAAGTGCCCGCCGCAGGCGCAGTCAAGGTCACCGCCGGTGCAGCGGCCGGGCTCGACGTCGGGGTGATGCCACCTGCGTTCGTGACCGCAGGTGGCGCACTGGTCGGTGGCGCCCGGGGCGTTCGGGTCGGGGTTGGTCATGTGGTCGTCTTTCCTGGGTTGCGGTGTCGCTTCTCGTTGGCGGCCTGCGGGTCGTCGGCGTAGACGACATGCCAGAGGCCGTTGTGGGCGTGCCAGACGCGGGGCTGCGTGGGCGCCAGCAGGGGCACGATGACGCTCCGCCAGACCGTGGCCCACGAACTGGACGGCGGAGGCGTGGTCACGGGATCAGTTCCGCCGGGGTGTCGTGGTCGCGCAGGTACTCGCGGACGGCCTCCATCATGTCCCGGTAGGTGCAGTCGGCGGCCAGGCGGTCGATGTGCTCGGCGCCCTCCTCGCGGTCGTCCTTCGTCCAGGCGGAGGCTCCCCAGCACATCGAGTCGTTTGGCGGGTCCTTCTCCTTGCCGAGGGCAACCACGGTGCCGTCTCCGGCCCGGACGCGCTGGGTGACGTAGCCGCTCACCGCTTGGGTCCGTGCCGGTAGGTGACGATGCCGAAGACCGTGAGCATCACGGCCAGCCAGGAGCCGAAACCGACGGGGAACCACACCCAGTCAACGAAGGCGGCCAGAAAGATGCTGGGGAGCAGGAGCAGCGCGGACGCGAGGGCGAGCGCCATGGCCATGATGCGGCGCCGGCGGTCCTCGGTGTCGGTGACCTTCCACCCCACGACGGTGGCGTTCTTTGGGACGGGTCCGCTGGTTGGCTTGTCGGACATGGTCGGGTGTCTCCTATCGGGTGGCGTCGACGGTCGGGAACTGGTTGGTGACGGCGGGGCGTGCCTGGCGGCCCTGGTGGTCGCGGGTGGGCACGGTGTAGTTGGCGACGATGCGGGCCAGCTCGACGCCGTACCGGTACACGTAGAGGGTGCCCCGGTCGAACATGTAGGCCCACGGGGTGTCTGCGCTGGTGGCGTGGCTGGTCCACGGCCAGCGGGTGAAGTTGATCAGCTCGCCGACTTCGTCCCGGAACTCGTCATCGGTGACGGGCTCCTCGGTCAGGGACTGGAAGCGGCCCCACAGCTCGATATGTTCCGGGCCGCCGTTGTCGGTGCGGGTGCCGAGGTACTCGGCGGACGGGCCGCGCCCCAGGTAGAAGTCTGCGGCGTCGGTGCGGATGCGGGGTGAGGTGTCGATGCTCATGGTTGGCTCCGTGGGTGACTGGGGCAGTGGGGGCGGTCGCAGGTGAAACCGGTGTTCGGGCAGGGGCCGGTGTTCTGCAGGTAGGTGACCATGCCGTGGGCGGTCTCGTACTCGCGGGTGCCGGGGGCGTACTGGGCGCGGTAGTGGGCCCACCAGGTGATGGTGCGCTGCCACTCGGTGAGCGCTTGGGCATCCTTGCGGGCTCGGCGGCGGGCCGGGGCGCGGTACAGCCGTACGGCGGCCTTGCAAACGTCACGGCCGGGGCGGGTGCCGCGCAGCCACCAGGTGGCCAGCGCGGCGAACACCAGGACTTGGCAGACGAACGCCAAGCCCTGGTAGGCAGGACCGTGGTTCACTCGACAATCCACGGGTCGCTGGAGTGTCCGACCAGGTCACCAAGGTGGTGAGGCACGGTGGACCGGTAGCACTTGGTGATCTTGTAGGTGCGGTCGCGGTAGATGCCGTTCTCCGGCACGTCCGCCCAGTCCTGCGCCTCGATGATCGTGGTGCCGTACACCGTGGCGCGCTGCGTGGTGCCAGGGATGCTCTCGGTCCACTCGTAGGTCTTGCGGTCCATCTCGGTGTAGAAGACCTTCGGCATGATCTTGGGTCCTTCCCGTTTGGGTTGTTCCTGATAGGAGGACAGTACCCCCGGGCGACAGTGGGTGTCAAGTCGCCCGGGGGTACTGTGACCTAGGTCTGGTCCGGCAAGATGCGGTTCACCATGCCCGGGTGCGCGGTCTCGTCCTTGGCGAACTCACGAGCGTAGGGGATGACCAGGCGGCCAGGGATGCGGCGGCCAGCCAGGCCGGTCCAGCGCGGGCCGTACTTGTCATCGTTGTAGAACGACATCACGCGGGAGTTGTACCGCTTGGCCACCGGGTCGGTCACGTAGATGACCAGCGAAAAGCCCTCCCCGCCGCTGGTGAACTTGGCGCGCATGGGCCGCACCTCCCAGCCGTGGCGGGCGGCCAGCGCGTTCGCGAGGTTCAGGGCTCGCTCGTTGCCGCTCTCGTCCATCTCTGTGGCCCTTCCTGGTGAGGTTGTTCCGGGCAGGACGACCGGGTGGCCGCCCCGCCGAGGTGGGCTACTTGGTGAGGATGCGCAGGGCGCGGGTGGCCGGGTGGATGATGACCAGGCGGCCGTTGGCGTCGTAGCCGGCCAGGGAGCCGTCCGCCTGCGGCACGTTGCGGGAGCGCACGAACAGCTCTTTGCCGCCCCGGGTCTGGCCGGCACTTTCCCAGATGGCGAACTCCGTGCCGAACAGCTCGGCGAGCTCGGCGGCGGTGAAGGTGTCCGCGCGGTGGCCGGCGGGGATGCCGCGCCGGGTCCAGGTGCCGGTCCAGGTGTCGCGGGCGATGTGGGCGGGGGCGGTGGTGATCATTTTCGGGTCCTTCCCTGTTCGGGTTGTTCCTTGCTGCTGACACCACTTTAGCCCCCTGCGGTAGTGGGTGTCAACCGCAGGGGGCTAGTGATTCCCGGTCAGTCCTTCGGGCACTCCGAGCAAGGCATGAAGTCGAACAGGCCCCGGTGCCACTTGTTGTCGCAGGCGGCAGACCGGCGGGCCGGAGCTTCGTAGCTGTCCGGGTACAGGTCGTGCATCCGCTGCTGGCGCATGAGGCCCTGGGCGCGGCACTCGTCCAGGTTGTACACCCAGAAGCCACGCTCGCCCCGGGGCGCCGCGTCCGCGTAGCTGTCCGGGTACGGGGTGTAGGTCACGGAGACCTCGCGGAAACCAACGCGCGTGGCCCAGTTGCCCCACTCGCGCCCCTCGCGCTTGCCGTGCTGGGCCTGCGCGAGCTCGACGGCGTGAGACGCTTCGTCGCCGTAGCTGCGGGTGGCCTTCCACTTGGCGCCGTCGTCGGCGGCCGTCAGCGGGATGATGGTGTCACCGAGGTCGTCCAGGCGGGTCCAGACGGGGCGCCCGGAGCCGTCCGAGTAGGTGTAGTCGATGGCCACCTGGTAGCCACCGCCGTAGGGATTCTCGCGCAGGCCAACCAGGCGGACGTTGACGGCGGTGTGGCCAGTCTGCTTGTCGGTGGTGATGATGACCAGGGCGTCGCCGAGGGCGGCCATGGTGTGGCGCATCTTGCCGCCGGTCCAGCGGTAGCGGTCATCGTCGGTGGTGCGCTGGCTGAAGTCCTGGGCGCGGATAATGCAGGTGGTGCCGCTGGTGGTGTCGGTGGTGTCGGTGGTGTCGGTGGTGTCGGTGGTGTCGGTGGTGTCGGTGGCGTTGATCATGATCTGGGTCCTTCCCCGTCGGGGTTGTTCCTTGCTGACAGGAGAAGACTATCCCACGTTGTACGTGGGTGTCAACTAGCGCGCCGCGCCGTCTTCTGGGCCGGGCCGACCTGGCCACCCTGGTGGCACTGGCAGGGCAGGCACGCCGGTTGGATGTTGGACCGCTTGTAGCTCCCACCGTCCACGCCAAGACGCAGGCGGTCGGCGGACACGTTGTCGACGTCGAGCACGTACAGCCACAGCGGCGAGCGCTGCAGGAAGCACGCCACGTGCACGCCGTCGCCGAACCGCTCAACGAGCCACTCACGCCGGCGCCGGCGGCTGTAGCTGGAGCCGCGATCGTTGCGGTTGGACCGCGAGCGGCGGTCAGCGGGTCGAGGCATGATCACCTTCCACGGATGGTCAGCAGGAGGTCCACGAACAGCGGGCCCACCACGAGCGCCACCGCGAGCCCCAGGACGGCCAGGAACGCCACGAAGGCGAGTCCGGCGGCCAGGAGGCCCACGGCGGCGCCGAGGCGGCGCAGCGCCCTACCGGGAGCCACCGGCGGGTGGCGTCGTGGGCTCGCCGGCGGTGGGCTGGCGGTTGATCATGTCGCGGCGCTGCGCCTCGTACATGTCGGCCCTCTCGGCGTCGGTCATGCTGCTGATGTCCACGCGGTCGGTCACTTGCTCTCCTTGGGTTGGGGTGATCGGAACTCAGGACGTCCATTGTGGACGTGGGCGGCCAGGAGGCCGTTGGCTACCGAGGTGAGGCAGTCCGGGGGGATCGTGACGTCACCGTCGTCGGACTGCACCACCACGGCGCCATCGTCGAGGCGCCAGGCCCAGAGGGCGCCGTACTCGCGCGGGCCGCCGGCCTTCGGGTTGAGCGGCTGCACGCGCCACGGCTCGGCGCCGGTGGCGTGCGGGAGTGGGTGCTGGCCGGAAGGGATCACCGGTTGACCTTCCACTGGTCGCTGGACTTCGGGCGCGGGTCCTGCGGCCAAGTGGTCTCATCGGTCAGCACCACGTCCACGACGTTGGACACCTGCGGGACCATGACCAGCCGCTGGTGGAAGCTCTTGCCGTTGGCGCTCACGGTGACCTTGTGCGGCTGACAGGTCACCTCGATCTCGCTACCGTCCGCGAGGCGGTGGCGGACGGTGGGGTTGTCGCCGATGGGCTTCGGCCGCGAGGCGTGTGGATCCGCGAACGTGGTCACCGAGTGGTCGGGGTTTACCAGCGCCTCCAGCTCGGCCTCCAGCTCGGCGATGTACCGGCGGGCCATGTTGATCTCGTCCTGGGCGTACACGGGCAGCTTGGCCAGCCGGTCATCCGGCACGCGGGTGATGAAGTTGCGTGTGCTCACGACCTAACCCCCTGCACCTGCACACTCAGGCCCAGCAGCTTCGCGGTGCTGTCCACGGTGTTGGCTGCGAGGGCGACACGGACGGCGTGCGCGCGGCCATCGGACTGCTGGGCGTCGAGCACCACGCCGTAGCCCAGACCATCCGCACAGACGGCGTCCACGACACCGAAGGACTTCAGGTTGCAGCCGGGCAGCCGTGTCCAGTACACGCGGTAGCGGCCTTCCAGTAGGCCGCGCTCCTCGTCGCAGACGCCGTTGAGCAGGTTCACTTCGTGGGGCACTCTCATGATCTTCTCCGGGTCGGGTGATTGAAACGTGTCAAGGTGATCAAGCTGGGCGGGTGGCCGGCGCCTGGAGTGGGCGCCGGCCACCGAGGGCTAGGAGACGCGCAGCCATCCCCCCTCGCCCGGCTGGTCGTTGTCGTCGATGACCAGCACGTGGCGGGGCATGTGGTTCCAGTTGGGAGTCTGGTTGGGGCCCTTGATGGCCGCCAGGACGGTCTTGTGGATGGAAACCAGCCAGCGGCGGTCGTCCGCCTCGCCGAAGTCGAGCACACGGAGAGCGGAGACGTGGCGCGTAGCGGCGACGTTGACACTCAGTGCCGTGATGCCGTCGGGGGCGGTGAAGCTGATTGTCCTGGTCCTGGCCATGATCTTGGTCCTTCCCTGGCGGGTTGTTCCTGCTGTGTCATGAGCTTAACCCACCACCATAGTGGGTGTCAACAGGGGAGGGGCCCCAGTTTCCCAGGGCCCCGTCCGGCTACTTGACGTGTGCGTCCAGGAGCTGCTGCAGCCACATGGCGGCGTTCAGGTAGGCGTGGCCCTGGCCGTAGTAGTTGCGGCCGTCCAGGGTGTCCTGGCCCGTGGTGGCAGCGGCGTTGTGCTTCGCGGCGCCGAGGTCCTGCAAGTCGGTCATCAGGGCGGCGATGTCAACGCGGATGTCCTGGCCGGCGGGGGTGCTGATGTTGGCGGTCATCTCTGGGTCCTTCCCCTGGGGGTTGTTCCTTGCTGATGTAAGAACTCTAACCCACGGCGGCAGTGGGTGTCAACGCGGGTGTGGCCTAGCTCACAGATGCGAGCTTGACGGCCTTGACCTCCACCAGGTTGACGGCCAGGCGGTGGTAGCACACGCGGCCGTTCTGGCCAGCGGGGCAGGTGCACAGCGCGCGGTCCACGCGGTAGGTGCTCGCGCCACCGATGGATGTCACCGTGTAGAAGCTGTCCTGCGCGTTCTTGACCACCCCGCCGTTGGCCAACAGCGTGAGCGCCTTGGCGACGATGCCGTCCGAGGTCTGCTTGGTGGCCTCCTCGATGGCGGCCCGGTACTTGCGCTCACAGACCGGCCCGCGCCCGCGCTCGATGCTCTTGGGGTCCTTCAGTACGCGGTCGCAGCGGGTGCACTTGCCGGTGGGTGCCGGGGCCTCGGTGTCGACGGTCGTGGTGGTCATTTCGGGGTCCTTCCCTCTGGGGTTGTTCCTGCTCTGCCCCAGACAGTACCCCCCACGACCGTGGGTGTCAACAGCCGCCGAGCTTGCCCGACTCGCGGCACGTCCACCCGGGCGGAGCGTGCCACATGGGCCAGCCGCAGCAGTCGGGCACGGTGGCCGCCACGTGCGAGTGGTCGCACCAGCTCGGACACTGCGCCGGGGTGTGCGTGTGGAACGTCGACATGGCCGGGTAGGCGGGCGAGGACCAGGGGATGCCCCAGCCGTAGAAGTTGGTTCGGAAGTAGTCGGCGCGGTCGCGCTCCTCCTGGTTGCGGGCGGCATCCCACATGGCCAGATAGCTGCGCAGGTCGTACTCCGGCTTGTCATTCGTGCCGGTTACGCGGCCGTCGGACACGGCCGCGTAGGACCATTCCCGGGGCCCTGGGACGCGCTCCAGGCCCACGTGGCACACGGTGCACACCAACGGCGTGCCGCCGGCGCACACCGCTGCTGGGTGATCTGGGACGGGCGGAAGGGGCCGCCGTGCTGGTGGCCCCTTCCGCTTGCCGGAAGTCACCGGTACATCGCCTCCCGGGAGTCCAGCCACCGACGCGCGGCCACGGTAACGGCCGAGCCTATGGCGGCCTGCAGGGACCGGGTGCGGTCGGCCTCGACGGAGGCGCCGACCTGCCAGTAGTCGACGACGTAGCGACCCTCGTTCGAGTCGAACCAGATGTTTACCGTCTTGCCCTGCTCGCGCTTGGCGGGCACGAAGGCGTCCCGGGCCGAACGAACGTTGACCGACCAGTACTGGACGTTCTGGCGGGTCACCGTGGTGACCGTGCCCGCGAGCTCGGACATGGTGGCCAGCTGGGTCTGGCCGACCGGCTGGGTGCCGGTGAGGGAGTGGAAGCGGGGGGCCTGGGCGGCGAGCGTGGTGGTCATTTGGGGGTCCTTCCCGGTGTGGGTTGTTCCTGACAAGAAGAACGTTACCCCCCACGGACGTGGGTGTCAACTGCGGATGTCGTACCGGTGCGCAGTTCACCCGATTGGCCCTCCGGGTAACACATCGGGCAGTGCCGCACATACTCCCGGTACTGCTCCAGCAGATGGCTACGCTCCCGCAGCGCGGACAGCAGCAACTCGTCACGCACCGCCAGGCCGGCAGGAGTCAGGAACGCCGGCCAGATGCCGCTGGGGTCCAGCTCGGCGAGCCCGCGACGCTGCAGGGCGGCCACGTACCGGGTGCTCCCGTTGCGCATCGCACCCGGGGCGTAGCGGCCTGCGGGCTCCAGCACCAGGTGCGCGTGGATCAGCGTCGCCGAGGTCGCGCCAGGCAGCTCGCGGGCGACACGCGCCACGTCCTGCGCGGTGGCCGTCCGCAGGTCCAGGGTGGTCATGAGCACTCCAGCAGGTCTCGGTTGTTCATCACGATCAGGGCGTCCAGCGTTTCGTGCATGGCCTCGATGGTGTCCCACCAGGCGTTTTCGCGGGCCACGCGGGACCAGTACGCCACCAGGTCGGCGTCTTCCAGCGCGACCTGCAGGGCGTAGGCGGTGGTCCACAGGCTGGCGGCCAGCGCGACCGCCAGCGCGAGCAGGGCGGCAATCACTGCGCTGCCCTCTGGGCCTGCAGGTGCGCGCGGACCTCTTCGCCCAGTTCGGTCAGACCGTGCTGGGACCAGCCGTACTCGTCGTAGGTGGGCACGTTCTCTAGCAGCCGGCGGTCAATGAGCGCGCAGACGGTACCGATCTTGACCGCGTCGCTCTTGCGGATGTGGAGCACGTCCGGGTCCGGCGTGCGCTCGGCGCGGTAGGCGTCCACGGCCTGCTTGCAGACGCGTGTCCCTTCGCAGTAGTCGCTGGTGCCCATGCGGTCACCGCGCAGGCTCTCGTGACCGGGGCAGTAGTCGGCCACCGTGCCGCCGGTGAGGTCGTCTCGGTTGACGGTGCCTTGCGCGGCCAGCAGGGCGTTGACCATGGGGGCGGTCAGCCTGCTGACGATGTTCTGGACATGTAGGGCGCGGTTGGTGGCGTTGGCCTGTTCGGGGGTCCGCATGATCTTGGGGTCCTTCCCGGTTGGGTTGTTCCGTACGACTTCACGGTAACCCACGGCGCACGTGGGTGTCAATGGGTGTCCGTCGCCCGGATTCGAACCGGGGTCACCGCGCCGGGGCCACTCCTCCCTGCGGAGGTTCGCGACCCGTCCAGGACAGAGCGCTACAGCCTGGGCGAGCTGGGCCGCTGGGGACTCGATCCCCGCCGATCGCGGCATCTTGGGCCGCTGGAAAACGACAGACACAGTGAACGGGGTCGGAAACGAACCGACGTCTCCGGCGGGTACCGGCGCATGAGCCACTCTGCTATCCCGTTCGCCCGGTCGCTCGGCAGTCCACGCCTCGCGTTGCCGGGTTGTCAGGGCTACTAGCTGCTTGGACTATCTGCAGCCCCCGCCCTTTCCGCAGGGCCGCCGGTGCCGGACCGGCCCACCGCCCTGTCACTGGGATGCGACCCCCAGTTACACGGGCAGGGCTCGCCTGAGCTGACCCCTAGAGCGGTCGAACACCCTCCCGCCGGACGGCCGTTACCACTCAGCTTTGGGGCCGCACGCTGCGGCTTGCACCTGCAGCGTGCGGCCACCCGCGCCCCTGACCTCTCCGACGGGGTACGCGGCTCTCTTCGGGGAAGTCGCCGCACACAAGGGGAAGAGGTGCGGCTGCTGGAGGTGAGAGAGTCTGGCCGCCTTGTCGATCACCCCTGGCCGGCGGCCGGACCAGGGAGAGTTTGGGGACCAGCGGGGCCTTGCCTCCTTCGGGCGGTGTGGCACGCGTTCCGCTGGTCCAGCCGCTAGGTGTCGCCTTGTAGCGGCGAGCCCCCGGCTTCCAGTCCGTCCAGGGACTCGTAGGCGACAGGGGAGCTTTGGGGACGCCGAGGATTTACACGCTGCTGGGCGTGCTCCGTCGAGCGGATCGGAGCGTGCCACTGCTGGACACCCCGACGTCCCGTTGATCCCTCGGACAGGCGCACCGCTTCGCAGGGACCGCTGGGCTCGAAGCCGTTCCGGTATGGCCAGTCTGTCCACGCCCCGTAGGGATCTTGCGCGGGTGGGAGGTCTTAGCTGATGGCGATCGGCCAGACCGTCCAGTCCCACCCGCTGATCTTGTGTTGTCAAGTTTCGAGCGTCGGAGGGGGCCTGACACCGATCCCTGTTGGGTTCTGTGTTTCCCCTCCGACATCCAGAACAGTACCCACGCTCTCCGTGGGTGTCAAGCTGTATTGCGAGCCATTCGCTTGCGCTAATTTGATCATTGCCATGGCGTCACCCACCAGAGAGTCCTGCATATTCAGCAGCACCACCAGGCGGCCCAGACACGGCGGGCACCAGTACCGCTCGCCCACCATCTCGGAACCAGCCCAGGTCGGCCGGACGTGCGTCCAGAGCCGCGCCACGTCGAGCTGGACCTGGCGGGCGTCCGCGTACACGAACACCCCGCACAGGGGCGCGTTGGACTGCGTGCGCGTCTTCTTGCCGGGCTGATAGCCAGGCAGGTGCAGGTGGATGCGGCCAGGCCCTGGCGGCTCCAGGGCTACCAGGCTGGTCAAGTCGTAGGTCATGTTCTCGGATGCCTTTCGTCCCCATGATGTAGCGTCTGGGGCATGAGCGAATGCGTGCTATGGCCCGATGATCACATCAAGCCCAACGGGTACGGATGGCTTTCCCTAAAGGGCACTGTGGTCTATGCCCATCGCTGGGTGATGGGCCTCCCGGACGGCCAGGTGGGACACGCATGCCATGACCGCGCGGCCCACGCTGGACAGTGTGCCGGCGGTGTCGCTTGCCTGCATCGCCGTTGCGTAAATCCCGCCCATCTGGTGATCCAGGCAGCGGGCGAAAATCTGGCGGCCAGCCCCCATAACCGTGTAGCGCGAAAGTTCGCAACTCATTGTCAACGCAATCATGCGTTCACTCCGGCAAATACCATCTGGGAGAGTAAAGGGCGCGGGTACATCGGCCGAAAGTGCCGCGCCTGCAAAAACGAGCGGGCGCGGCACAGGTCGTCAGATCGTGCCGAAGCGACCAAAGTTCGGTAGCACGGACTGACCGTCCGCCCTGCCGAACAGGTGCAGCGCGTGGGTGTGGATATTCACGTGCCGGTCCTGCGGCACGAAGACCTGGTAGGCGTGCCGGTCGCCGAACACGGCGAAGTGCAGCAACTTCAGGTCTTCGTAGCTGGGCGTCGTGTCGGAGCGGCTGATGGACGCGTGTATCCACTGGTTGCCCTGCAGGCCGTCGAGGTCGGGCCAGGTGTCGGACTGGTGGTCGCCGGTCACGATCACGCGGGACCGGTAGCCGGAGGCCAGGCCGTCCACGCGCCAGCCACAGCAGCCGAACTCGACGGGGGCACCCCACTGCTTGCGGCCCAGAGCTCGGCGCAGGTGCAGGCCGTTGACGATCGGCGCCGGGTCGCAGGCCAGAGCAGGCTCGGCGTCGTGGGCGGCGATCACCTGGGCCACGCGGTCCGCGTCGAGCCCGGTCATGACGGCGGGGCCAGGTCGTTGCCCAGCTCGCGCTCCTGCTCGGCGCGGGCCTGGTTCATCTCCGCCTGCGACATGCCGGCGTCTCGCGCCTCCTCCTCGGTGAACTCGCCGGCCTCCCAAGCGGCCTTCTCCTCCGGGGTGCGGTTGTCTTTCCTGCCCACGGGCTTCTCCTTCTGCTGGTAGGCGATCGGGCAACAGTGGTGTTCGGGTGCGTGCAGCTTGTGCCAGTGCTCGGAGGCGCCTCGCATGCAGCGCACGAACGCGTGGTCGTCGGGGTCGTCCCGGTTGGCACGTATCCAGTCGGTCCAGCGGTTCAGCTGGTGGTGGCCCCGGTGACGCGGGTGGTCGCTGCAGGTCCAGCGCCACCCGCGTTTCCCGGATTCGGTGACGTGGGGCGCCACCCGGATGGAGCGGCTACTTTCCGCCACTGAACTTGAACGACGGCGGGCCGATCAGCTCAACTGCGCCAGTGGTGTCGTTCCACCTGGCGGGGGCCATGATGGCGTGCACCTCGCCCTCCCAGTAGTTGGGGTAGCTGCGGCCCTGGGCGTCGATGCACATCACGTACGTGCCCATTGAGTCGTCGATGTAGACGCCGGTGGGCTCCATCTGGCTGATGGCCGTGTTGGACATGCCGTAGCTGCTGGACTCGCGGTCGATCTGCCACGGGTTGGACAGGCTGGTGGTGGCGGGCACGGGCAGGCCGATGGACGGGCAGCTGAAGACGGGTTTCGGCACGCCGGCCAGCATGAAGAAGGTTGTGGACTGCACGCCGGTGGCCTGCACGGTCTGGATCTCTATCAGGTTCTGGCGGAGCTGGGAGCGCGGGAAGGTGGGCAGCGGCTGGTTGTTGATCATGTCGCCGCTGATGCGCTCCTGCTGCTCGGACTCCGCCTTCTGCGACGGGGTGGGCGAGCTCGTGCAGCCGGCCAGCGCCAGGATGGCGCCCAGGGCGCCCACGGCGAGGATGCGACGGGTCTTGTTCACGGGTGTGGTTCTCCTTGCCTACGGTCGATATTCGGACGTCTGCGCCACGGCGGCGCCTACGCAGTTCATGTCGATGAAGTCGAGCTGCTCCGGGTCCAGGCTGGACTTGTCGTCGATCTTGGCGGCGTCGCGGCACACCATCGAGACCGTGTTCAGCCGCTGGGCCGACAGAACCTGCCTGGCGGTGTCGTCGGGGGCCAGCTGAATCTGGCTGGTGATGTCGAAGACGACGCCGATGTTCTTGCCCACCTCGGTGCGCAGGGACTCCTGGCGGCCGTAGCTGGACTCGTTGACCTGGGCCTGCCGCTCGGTGTTCTGCGCCTTGAACCACCAGCCGGCCAGCCAGCCCACCAGTCCGAGGATCAGCGCCAGGACGAGGAGGGCGAGACCGGCGGCCAGTGCGCGAAGCCACCAGCGGGTGGCGGTGGCAATCGACAGGTCATCGAGGTCAGGCATCGGTGGCCCCCTGACTGCGGTAGGTCGGGTAGCAGGCGTCGAGCCAGGTGCCGGGCGGGTAGCTGGCGATGACGACGCCTTCGCTGTTCTGGATGTCCAGGGTGCGGTCTTGGCTGAAGTCGTGTTCGGCGCCGTAGGTCTGGTAGGTCAGCCCCTGGCGGTCGCTGAACAGGTGCGTCTCGGCGCCGGCACCGGGAAGGGGCGCGGTGCGCACGGAGATCGTGAGGTGGCGCGGGTCGGGCTCCACCTCCTCCACCTGCTCGTAGGGCAGCTGCAGGCGTGGCAGGCGGAACGGGGGCAGCATGATGCCGGCCTGGACGGGGATGGTCTGGACGGCGTCGGCCAGGTCGGCAGCGAGCTTCTGCACGCGCTGGTAGGCGGCGGTCAGGTCGTTGCGCGGCGTGGCGGGCGCCGACTCGGCGTCGCTTGTGGGGGTGGGCTGGTCGGGGTTGTCCTGCCAGTCGGTCATGGTGTCCTTTCGGTTCAGGCGGTCTCGCGCAACAGGGGCGCTGATTCGGCTTCTGCGACCCGCAGGCCGTCCTGGGCGGTGAGTCCCAGCATGGCGAGCAGTTCGGCGGCCTCGGTGGCGCTGGCGGCCTCGGTGGCTATCCTGCGTGCGGCGCGGTGGCGCTGGTCGGCGGTCGTGCGCGGGATGCCGGCCAGCGTGCCCTCCGCCCAGGCGTCGATGGTCATCGGGTGTGCTCGGTGAGCTTCTCGGCGATCAGCGGTACCAGGATCTCGCGAACGCGCTTGTCGATCTCGGCGCGTGCGGTGCGGACCTGCTTGCCCAGTTCGCCGTGCATGGTGTCGCGGGCCACCAGGTTGATCAGCTCGCGCAGGTTCTGGGGCGACTTGTCGTAGCTGTCGATCTTGCGCGCGGTGCTGGTGCCGGACAGGAACGCCTCCAGCTCCATCCGGATCAGCTCGCGCACCGTGGTGGGGTCGCCGATCGGGTCGCCCCACTGGGTGGTGCGCTGGATCGCGAGGTCCATGGCTGCGGTCACCTCGGCAACCAGCCGTTCGCGCACAAGCTCGCTGCGGACGCGGTGCACCTCCTGGCGCAGCTCGTGCAGCTCCTCGTGGTTGAAGCCAGCGATCAGCTTCGTGGCGGCGGCCTGAACCACGGCGTTCCGCATGGCGGTACGCACGTTGACCGGGTCGCCGTCGAGGTCGGCCGGCTCGACGAACAGGGCGTCGAGGTCAATGGACACGTTGACATCGGGCATGGGTGTGCTCACTTTCCGGGGATTCCGCCGGTGGCCGCGAGGAACAGCGTCACGGCGACCAGCAGGAGCAGGAACTGTCGGGCGGTCATCGGGGGCGGCGCTCCTTGGCCCGCTTGGCGTCCTTCTCGGCGTCGGTGCGCAGGGCGTTGATTCGGCTGGTCAGCTCACCCAGCACGGCGTCCACCCCGTAGGCGGCGCCGTGGAGTCGGCGCATGCTGACGATGAAGTCCTGCAGGTTGTCCAGTTCACCGGCGGCGCCCAGGCGTGCGGAGGGCAGGGTGCGCAGGAGGGCTTCGTAGAAGCCGTCGTTTTCGCCGTGCTGCCACACGAGGATGGCGGCGCGGCGCAGCGGCTCGCGGAACTCTTCGCGGAGGTCGTCCCAGGTGGTGTTGCTGGTCTGGCGGACGTTCTCCGGGAGGGCGGCGAACCAGCCCTGGTAGGCGAGCGCGCCCAGCCGGTTCGCTTCGGAGGCCCGGGTGCGCACGTCGTGCTGGCGGGCGCTGGTGGCCTTCGTGGCGGTCGAGGGGGCGAAGGCGTCTTCCCACCCGGGGATGACCTCCAGGTGGCGGCTGGACACTTCGCCGTACATGTTGAAGCTGATCACCCAGCGCAGTCCGGGGACGGGTGGATGCTGGGCGGTCCACTCCTCGCGGATGCGTTCGGCCTGCTGCTTGGTCAGGATCGGGTTGCCGGTGGTGGCGTCGCGGATGGCGTCGGGCTCCACGTCGATGTGCTGGTCAGGCACTGGGTTCCTCCGTGGTCGGCGGGTCGGCGGGCTGGTCGGGTGCGGGTTGCGGTTGGGTCTCCCGTTCGCGAACCAGTTGGTCGTAGATGGGCTCCAGGGGGAACTGGTCGGGCATGGCCTGCTCCTTGGTTCCAGGTGTCGCGCCGGGCTTCTGCTCGACGCGACACCTGGGCGCTTAGGGGTTGTCAGCCGCCGTTGCAGTCCTTGTAGACGATGTCGTCTTTGGCGGCGTCGTACACGCCGTACTTGTGAGGGTTGCCCCGGTTGCTGGCCCTGACCATGGTCTGGCAGGTGTTGTAGTTGGGGCACTGCATGAGCGGGTTACCGGACGGCTTCTTGGGGGGCGGTGGCGGGTCGTTCTTCTTGGCCACTGCTGTCCTTCCGTTCGTGTTCGGGTGTTCCTAAATATTACCCCCAACGAACAGGGGTGTCAACACTGAGTGTGGCCAGCAGCTCCAGAGCTTCGCGCGCCACCTGCCACGGCTCGGAGCCCCTCGGCTCGCGGGACTGGCGCCAACGCACCGGCTGGCCATCCTGGCGCAGTCCGGTATAGAGCGTGGCCCGGCCGTGCGCGATGGTCACCCGCAGCGCCATCACGCCACAGACGCGCACGAACGCGATGCCGACCGGGGCGTCGGCGTCCAGGAAGCCGTTGGCCTGCAGTGCGGCCAGCACGTTGCTAAGGCTGCGGGGGCGCTTCCAGTCGTCGCGTGGCGACCGGTGGGAAACCTCGGTGACCACGGTTCGCTTCCCGGTCACGCGCGGGCCCCTGGTTCGGGCAGCACGTCCATGGTGTCCTGACGTCGTTCTATGACGGCGTCCAGCTCATCCGCAGTTTGCACGTCGACGTAGTGGCGCCAGACGGCCACGTGCATGCCGCCGTTGTTCTGGCGGACGCTCCAGGAGTGGGCACCGATGGCCGGGCCGTTCTTGGCGCACCAGTCGATCACGGCGGACTCGTCGTAGCTGCCCGTGGGGAAGTGGCGAACCGTGGTTCCCATGAGCCTGCCGAGTAGGGGGCGCTCCGCCGGCTCAACCAGCCAGGCCGCCACGCCGTCGACGTCGCCCACGAGGCGACCGGCGATCAGGTCCACCACGTGCTCCGGGGCCAGCACGAAGGAGGCGAGCGTAAGTGTGCTGTCGACGTCTTGTATCTCCAGGCTCGTGTACCGGTAGGGCTTCTGGTTGCTGCTCACCTGGGTCATGCGCAGGGTCAGTCGCGCGTTGGGGCTGGGCATCGGGCGGTCCTTCCGTGTGGTCGTTCCGAGGGGTTCAGGCTACCCCCTGGTCCTTGGGGGTGTCAACTGGGAGGGTCTTGGCGGCCAGCTTCGCCACCACCCGCAACACCGTGGGCGACGTCGCCGCGTACCGGCGGCCGGCGGGAGAGAGCCAAGAGCCGTCGTCCTGCATGGCCCACGCCTCCGGCGGGTGCGCGGCGCGGCGCTGGGCGGGACCGCGCCGACGGGTCATCTTCGTGCCGGCCAGCGGGTCGCCTTCCACGTGCTCGGTGAGCCGGTCCTGGTCGTAGTTGGCCCCCTTGGCTCGCGCGTAGCTGGCCACCTCCACCTCCACGAAGGCGTGCCCCAGTGCTCGCGCGAGCTCGCCAGCGGTGCGGGCGTGTCCGGCCCAGCCGCGCGCCAGCGGGCTGGAAATGCGAATGCCGCCGTCGGGCAGGATCTCCGCCTGCAGCGGGATGGTGCGCACGCGCTGGCCGGGGCGCAGGCGGGGCAGGCTGTTGCGGTCGGTCATCGTCGCCCCCTGGAGAATGCGCTGGTGGTGGCCATCTGTGCGCGGCCGAACTGGTGGCGCGGGATGGTGGCGTTGGTGGTCATCAGCTCGCTGCCACTACCGTGGCCGTCGAGGTAGAGCAGGCAGTAGACGACCGCGTCCATCCGGTCGGGCGACTCCTTCTGGTCGGTGGTCCACACGCACAGCTGATCTTCCAGGTGCTTGTGGGTGCCGACATGGTGCGCGTGTCCCGCTTCGTAGAGCACCGACACGGGATCGGCGCGGACCCGCTTGCCCTTCTTGGCGTGGATGGATTCCACGCTCATGGTGGGCTGGTCGGCGGCCTGCCGCGCAGTGTGGATGCTGTCCGGGATCCACTCGCCACCGTTGTTGACCTCGACGACCACGGTGTTGGCGTCCCAGTCGTCATACGCCTGCAGCACCTTGGCCACGACCACCTGCGGGGTGTCGCGGACGGTGTAGTCGGCCAGGACGTAGAAGTGCCCCTCGGCGCTGATGCCGGCCACGACGATGCCGCTTTCGTCGGCGTCCTCGGTGCTCTTTACGGCCGGGTCGACGCCCACCACGATGCGAGTAAGGGTGATGTTGAGCAGCTGCAGCGCGGCCAGGATGCCCTTGGCGGTAGCCCTGCACTCCTCGGCGCTGCGCTCGACGGTGTCCGGGTTGGTGTCGCTCCAGTTCGCCGAGTGGTCCAGTTGGATGCGGCCGGCGTCGAGCCAGCCGCGCTTCCACAGGGCGCCGGGCATGTCGTCCAGGAGGTCCCCGCCGAGCTCCTGGCGTCCTAGGCGGGTGCCGTCGTACTTCTTGTGCAGGGTGCGCAGGGTGACGGCGGGCAGGTTGGCGGCGTTGTCGTCGGTGGTGCCTCGACTCTTGGCGCACTTCGGGTCGGCCAGCATGTCCTTGATGACGATCAGAGGCAGCGGGGTGGTGGAGGCCACCAGGCGCGGGTGCTTGCCGAGCCGGAGGCCGAACCGCAGCATGTCGAGGGCGTCCGAGGCGGCCTTGACCACCTGGGCCAGCTCCTCCACCCACGCCATGTGGTGCTGGGGTCCGCGCATGCGGGCGGGCTTCTCGGCGGTGAACAGCTTGGCGCGGGACTTCGTGGCCGTCATGATCAGCTCACCGATGGAGCGATTCCACGTGTAGTCGCGGTCTTCGACCAGGCCCCAGCGTTCGAAGATGGCGAGCAGGCCGGACTCACCTTCCACGCAGGTGTCTCGCGCGTCCGCGTAGGTGGGGGCCAGGATGGCGATGCGCCAGCGCGAGTTCATCACCAGCGCGGCGGCCACCTCCTCGGCGCACGCCCTGGTCTTGCCGGTGCCGCGCCCGCCGAGATACAGCCAGTCGTCCCAGTCGCCGGAGGGTGCGCGCTGCTCCGGCCTGCAGGCGGCGCAGGCGTGGCACTTCGTGCAGAGGGCACCGTGGATGTGGCAGGGCTTGCCGGGCCCGTGCCAGTTGGGCGCCATGCTGGGGCTGGGGTGTTTGTCGGCGTGCGGGCTTTGGCAGTCGGCCTTCCGCCACTCCCCGATGTATTTCAGGTAGGCGGGCCTGATGCGCTTGCGGCTGTTGGCTGCGAATCGATCGGCGAGCGCGTGGAGGGTGGCGGGCACGGTCGTGCGGTCAGCCGGTCGCGGGGATCACCGAGAGGTGCTTGGCGTAGGCGGTGGCCACGCGCTCCCGGCCGTCGAGGTCCAGCGGGTCGATGCCTACCTCTTCGAGGGCCGCGAAGAACGCGTCCTCGATCATCTTGGCCTGGCTTTCGGTGACAGCGGCCAGGCGTTCGTCAATGTTCAGCCGGGCAATACGAGAGAGCACGTCCACGGATCGGTCCATGGCACGCTCGAACAGCTGCACGATGGCCTTGGCAGTCTCGCCATAGTCGGTCCGGTAACTGAGCGTGTTCAACTCCTCCACCTTGGCGCGCATGGCGTCCTTCCAGCCGACGATTTCGCCGGCCACCTCCTTCAGGGCCGTCAACGGGTCGTGCACCGGGCCCATGTCGAGGATCTCGACGGCGGCCTGTAGCTGGCGCTCGGTGCGCTCGCGGGTGGCGCGCTGCTTGGCCTTGGGGCTGGTGCCGCCGTGCATGCGGCACCGCTTCTGGTCCTTCACGGGGTACCCGTAGCAGTGGCCGCCGGCGGAGTTGCGGGCCTTGGCGCTGCAGCGACGCTTGCCGTTCTCGTCGTAGAGGATGTCGTCCTGGAGGCGGAAGCCGTCGCGGATGGGTTCGTTGGTGAGGTCGGGCCGCTGGCGCCAGGCGTCGAGGTTGACGGGCTCTGGGATGTCACCGGGCCGGTCGTCGTCGCTCACGTGATCCTCCCGGTTGGTGGTGCGGTTATGCGATCATGCTACCCCCTTGGATGTGGGTTGCAACATGGTGGCAAGTTGATGTTTCTAGTAGCTCTACGTGACAGTTCGGCCACAATGACGTCCCAGTCGCAGGGACGCCACACGCGGCCGTGCTCCGGGCCGATCTCTTTCAGCCACTCGGCTTGATGGTCCTCGACCTGTCCGATGTCGGTCTTCAGTTCCACGAGCAGCACGCGGCCAGCGCGAGCCAGCGCAAGGTCAGGGAAGCCGGCGTCACCCTGCAGCGGGGTGGCCCACTTTCCGCTAGGCATCTTGACCTTGCGGAAGTGGACAACCTTCCAGCCGTTCAGCTTGGCCGTGTCGATGACGCGGCGCTGAAAGTCCTCTTCGGACATGGCGAGGGGGCCGACCTCGCGAGCCGGCCCCCTCCTGCGGGTACCCCGGGCGGCGGGGGGTTTCACCCTACCTCTGGAGAGCCAGCGCGGGCGAACGCCTGCCGGACGGCCTCCTGGACGTGCGGGGGCACGGCCTGCACGACGGCGTCCGCGAGCTGGCCCAGCTGCTCCTCGGAGAGCGTGACGTCGGCGTCGGCGTCGGCGGCCACGATCAGCCGGACGGCGTCGATGATCTTCGCTTCGTCGTCGGCGAGATTGGCCAGCGCGGTGGACAGGTCGATACCGAGCACCTCGACGTTGTCCCACTCGTGGATCGTGGGGTCCAACCCCAGGTCATGCTCCATGTTCCACAGGCGGTCGGCCAGGTCGGCCTCACTGCGGACGTGCACGCGCGTGATGCCGTTGCCGGCCCAGACGCGGGGATCGCCGGACGCGGCGGGACGGCGGGCGAGAACGTACTTCATGGGGTCTTCCTCCGGTGTGCCGTTGATCAACTGTAGGAGTTCCTGCGAGGTGCCCCGGAACGCGGACACGTCGATGGGTCGGCCAGCCATCTGGCCCTTGTTGGTGAACTGCCACAGCAGGACGTCCTGGCCACCGAAGTCGGGCCAGCCGTTGCCGTTGTCGCCACCCATGCTCATGTAGATGGACGCGGGCGAGCCGGTGGCGTTGGAGTAGCGGGAGTTCACGAGCGGCGGCCCACAGGACAGGTCACCCCGTCCCGCCCCATCCCAGTACCAGCGCGGCACATATCCGAGGATGACGCGCAGGCCACGCCGTCGGAACGCCTCCACCACCTGGCAGTAGAAGGTGAGCGAGCCGGACGCGTCTTCGTGGTCGATCATCCACGGGATGGTCTTGTCACCGGCCCACTCGGCGGCGAGCCGGGCGTTTTCGTCGGCGCTGATCAGGTTGCCCACGTACCAGTAGGCCACGAGCGGGAGACCGACGCGGCGGGCTTCGTCGCGGTGGCGCACCCACTCGCGGTCGCGGGTGGTGCCGTAGTTCTGGCCGTTGGTCCGGCGGCCGGCGCCCTGGCCAACGCGGGCGATCAGGGCTGCGGCACCTTGGGACTTCAGGGCGTAGATGTCGATGCCGGCCTGGTGGTGGCTGATGTCTGGGACAAACAGGGTCACGACGGTTGGGCCTCCTCTGGCGGTTCGGGTAGCGGGTACGCCTGCGCGAGGCTCCAGCCCTCCGGGCCGTACACGAACCGGTGGGCGTGCCCGTGGATGCAGGGGACCTCGGCGACGCGGGGGGCGCCGGTGGGCTTCGCCCGGTTGGTCTTGATCATGGCTTCGTGTGAGCGCACCAGGTCGGCGCGCAGCACCACGGCGTCCGTCTCGACAACCGCTCCGAGCACGAGACCAGCGAACAGCGCGGCGGCCAGGACCCACGCCTGCCAGACTCCGGTGCTAAACGCCAGCGCGGTGGACAGGCTGAACGTCGCGATCAGCGTCACGGTCAGGGCGACCTCGGCGGGCGTGTTGAGCTTGCGCAGGGCGCGCAGGCGCTGCAGGTTGCGCAGCCAGGGCGCGGCTGCCTGGTGGGTGGCCATGGTCGTCTCCGGTTGGTCAGAACGGCACATTGCGGCGGGACTCGCCGGTGATGTAGACCAGGCGCATGCCACCGAACAGCCGGTCGACGATGCGATCGTCGTAGCGGTCGCGGATGGCCTGGCCGTTCAGGTTCGTGGTGATGATGTTGGGGCGGCCGTTCGCGGCACGCGACTGGGCCAGCTTCATCAGCCGGTCCAACCCGAAGTCCATGAGCCTCTCGGCGCCGAAGTCGTCGAGAGTGAGCAGCGGCGCCAGCTCGAACTGCACCATGTCCATGTCCAGACCGTCGTGCGACGGCTTCACAGAGTCGATGAACTCTTGCACGGTGCAGAACGTCACCGGGATGGCGTCTTCGGACAGCAGGATGCGAGTCAGCGCGGCGGCCGTCCAGGTCTTGCCGGTGCCCTTGGGCCCCATCAGCACCAGGCCGGGCGGGACCATGCCGGCGGCGCGGGCGGCCCGGAAGTCGGCCAGCCACTGCAGGACGGCGTCCGCCCACGGGGCGTCGGGGATGTGGGCGGTGCGGTAGATGGCGGGGAGGCGGGACGCGAGGATCTCCGCCTGGCGCTCGATGCGGTCGCGCTGCAGCTGGGCTTCCTTGTCGGCCAGCAGGCGGTCCGCTCGCTCACGGTTGGCGGGGTTGGTCATGTCGAGCAGTCGCGGGTCCACGCCCTGCTTGCGGGCCAGCCCTGCGACTACCTCTGCGATGGGCGCACGTGGCGTAGCCGCGCGCTTGGCGGCTCGCTTCTCTACCTCGGCACGTAGCCGGGCGCTGTCGTCCATACCCCAACCATACCCATTATCACTGTGGGGCACAACTGCTGTCATGCCACACCGGCCTGCAGGTAGCGCTCCCGCAGCGCGGCCACCTCCGGGCTGGTGGCGCACTGGGCCAGCGTCGCGGCCTGCTGACGATCACCCTCGGACCATGCGTCGTGCTCCTGCGGAAGGGGCGCCACGTTGCCGGCGCCACGGCCGGCGCGGCGCCGTCGCAGGATGGTCAGCTGCACGCCGAGATTGGCGTAGGGGCCCGACGCCATCGCGCGGGCGGCGGTCACCAGTTCCTCCTCGGTGGCCTCGCCCTTGGTCAGCATGGCCTTGGCGTCGCGGGCAATGCGGCCCTTGTGAGCCCTCAGCGGGTCTCCCTCGGCGTTGAACTCGCGCCACGCCTCGACGTACGCGGAGAGGACCAGCTGGGCCCCCTGCGGCTTCCCGGCCTCCGCCGGAGGCGGCTCGGAACTGGGGAGGTCGAACAGCTGGGCCTGGGCTGGGTCGGTCGCGGTCGGCATCGGTTCCTCCTGGACTGATTCGGGCTCCTCGACGGACGCGGCGCCAGCCGCTCCCCCGGAGGGTTGGTCTTCTTCTACGGGAGAGGAGTCCCTACGGGACCTGGTCTTCTTAGGTGGCGCAGATCCTGCACACGCAGATTCTGCGCATGGCTTCGACGGTACGTCGTCGCTGGTGAGCGCGGCCAGCTCCACCTCGGTGAAGGGTGTGTCACTCACCGCGTAGGCGGTGCCCATGACGCGGCCGTGCTCGCGGACGATGCGGCTGGCCAGGTAGCGGTGGCGGCGCAGGTCGTCGAGGGCGGCGCGCACGGTGTTGACCGACAGGCCGCACGCGGTGGCTATCTGGGCCTGGGTCTGCACGAAGCCGTCCGCGTGGGACAGGACGTAGGCGCCGACCCGGAAGGCGCGCAGGGAGACCTGGGCGTCGCGAACGAAGGTGTTGCGAAGGGTGGTGAAGCGCTTCTGTGGGCGGTGGTACCGCGTCACGCCGACAGCAAGCAGGGGTGTTAGCATTACACCTACTTCATTCGTTGGGCCCCCGGTGGATGCCAGTCCATATCCGGGGGCTTTTCGTTTGTCTGGACCCTACACCCCGGTGATCAGCCGTCCGGGTGGGCGGCGGCGAACCGGACGTCGCGCATGTACCGAGTGGGCACCGCCCAGTAGCCCCCTTCGCCCCCCAGAAGTACCCACCGCTGGTGCTGTTGGGGCAGCAGGCCGCCGAGCAGCACGGGCCACAGGACCACCTCGTCCACGTGCTTGGGCACCAGGTAGCCACGATCTTCCGACCATTCGCGGCGGCCGTGTACGGACTCCGGCCCGCCGTTGTGCACGATCGGGTCCAGGGCGAGCAGGTTCCACAGTTCGTCGACGTCTTCGCGACTGGTGCCCCCCATGCCCTTGTTGCGTCGGTGATGCATATCGAAGGTGTCGAAGTCGAGGGGGCGGCCGGATACCTCGCAGCGTCCCTTGCAGCGCTCCCACAAGGGCGTGCGCTGTTTGCTGAGCTTGGTCACGGGGTCAGAGTAAACTGTCGGCCGTCCACTTGTCACCCCACCTCTTCATGGGGTAGATTGATCGCAAGAGAGGAGGCGACCGTGGCCAACGAGCCGAACACCCACAGCATCGACGTCGGCATTCGCACCATCGTGATGAAGGCCGCCCGCACCAGGCTGAACCAGATCAGGGAACGCGAAAAGCAACAGACCGGCGTCCCCACCACCACCATGGCCAGTGTCGGCCGGGGCATCCTGACCAGCTGGAGCCCGGAGGACACCAGCCCGGTGGGCAAGGTGGAAGACGTGCCCGTCGACGCGGCCGGCAACCGACTGACCCAGCGCGGCCACCGGAAGTACACGCGCAACGGTCGGGACGCTGTCCCGCCTCGCCTCGCGGGGATCACGGACGCCACGCGCGCCGAGCACCTGGTGACCCACCTGCAGCGCGTCTCCGACCCGGCCCGGGGCACCACGCTGGGCCCCATCGGCGCCGTCAAGAAAGCGGCGACCGCCGAGGGCCTCCTGGACGTCGAGGTCGCCGGCAAGACCCTGCGCAAGCACATCGGCGCGGCCGAACGGCGCGTGTTGAAGCCCCTGCGGTTCACGTTGCCGGAGGACGTCTACCAGCTGATTGCCGCCAAGATGGAGACCGCAGGCTGCACCGTCACCCGGGCCCTGGAGGTCGGCCTGGAGAAGTTCGCACGCACCGGTAAGACCGACTCGGAGGGATGACACACCCGATGCCCGACCAGCCCCCAACCGCCACCAAGCGCATGACCACCGCCGAGGTGGCGGCCCTTGCCCAGGAAACAGACGGGCGCCTCGACGACCTGTCCGCCGTCGTAACCGATCTGGCCACCCGTCTGCAGGATCTCGGAGCGGGCGACCAGAACACGGCCGCAGCCCTGCGTGTCGCCGAAGGCGTGGACAACACCGTCGCCGAGCTGGCGGAGAAGCTCGCCCAGGCGCCGACCCGCGACCAGGTGGACTCACGCATCCACGAGGCCCTGCAGCCCCTGCACGACGAAGTCCACGAACTACGCGGCAAGGGCACTCTGACTCCTGAAAGTCAGTCCAGCCTGGCCGGCGTGCTCGCGCGCCTGGAGGACGCGGAACGCAAGGTGGCCGGCGTCGACGCGAACGGCCTGGTTGCCACGGTCGCCCAGCAGCTGCACCCGACGCTGTCCGAGCTGCGGCGGCGACTGGACGCCGTCGAGCAGGTGGCGAAGGCGCAGGAGGCAGACCCGGTCTCGCACACGCTGGCCGAGGACTGGCAGACGGACCAGCTCACGGCCATGGTGGACCGCCGGCTGGCGGAGATGTTCGCCGAGGCGCAGCTGACACCGGCTCGCCTGGCCGGCTTGACCCGCGAGTTCGACGACCTGCGCCAGCACGTCGAGACACACGGCACTCACGTGACACGGGCCCTTACCAGTCAGGTGGCGGCCGAACTGCGCCGGAACCCTGGTGATGGCGACGCCGACCACAGCGGGCCCACCGGCGCGGCGCGCAAGGTGCTGGAGCTGATGCGCCAGGTGACGCACATCGGAAAGGAGAAGGAGGCCAACCTGGGAAAGGGTGGCCGCTTCAAGTTCCGGGGTGTGGACGACGCCATGGACGCGGTGGGGCACGCCATGCGGGACGTCGGCCTGATCCTGGGCACGAAGATCCTGGACCGGGAGACCACCCTGACGCCGGTCACCCAGCAGGGCACCGACAACGGCCAGGCGTGGGAGCGCACCGTGGTGTGGGCCACGTCGGTGGTTACCGCCCGGTACACGTTCACCGACCCGGACGACGGCTCAACGCACGAATTCGAGATGGTGGGCGAAGGGCGCGACTCCTCGGACAAGTCCACCAGCAAGGCCACCTCGATGGCGCTCAAGTACGGCCTGTTCCAGGCCCTGATGATTCCCGTCAACGGGCTGGACGACGCCGACGACGCGCCCCCGCAGCAGATGGTGGACCAGCGCAGCGCGAGCACCACGGCCGCGTCCCAGCAGGCCACACCGGACCAGCGTCCGCAGCGCACCGAGGAGCAGGTAGCGACGCGCGCCACCGAGGCCCTGGCCGCCATCCGCAACGTGCACCGCGTTCCGGGTGGGCCGCCCGTCCAGCGCCAGCAGCTGCAGAAGATCATGCAGCAGGTCAAGGCGGAGGGACTCCTGGGCTACGCCGTCGAGGGCTCCACACTGGACCAGCACGGCCACGCCACGATGGCCACCCTGCAGGCGCCACCGCCGGCCCAGGAGTCCCAGGCGGACCCGTACGACCACCGCGCCAGCTATGAGCCGCCCTCGAACGAAGAGGGCTTCTGATGTCCTACGACGACGGCTGGGACGCCGACCCGGAGCAGTCCCAGCCGGCCACCGCGCAGGACATGGCCGGCGTGCTGAAGGCGCGCTGCATCACCATCCTGGCCGCCTCCGGCCACCGAGTGTGTGACCTGTTGGACGGCGCCCACTACCGGCCCGACTCCGGCGCGGTGATCTGCGGGTGCGGTCAGTTCGCCCCGTGGTCCGACGACCCCGACCGCAACCCACCGTGGGAGTCGAGCACCGCCGAGAACGACGCCGTCCACCGGGGCATGCAGGCCGCGCAGGAGCAGCGCGAGACGTTGGAGTCCGGCGGCCTGGGCCTGCCCGCGCCCGGTCACCCGAAGGGCGGGGCGCTCACCTACGAAGCCCAGGACCCGATCCGCTCCACCCTGGCGTTGATCGATCCCACCGAGATGTATACGCCGGACGACGTGGAGCGCCACATCCTCGACACCCTCTACCGGCTGGAGACTGGGCAGCTCTTCGAACGCGCCTCGGTGGAGAAGTTCTACGCAGCCAAGCAGGCTTTCGACCTGAAGTATGCCGCCTGCATGGTGTCGAGCAAGGGCGGCGCGGCCGACGTCCGTAAGGCCCAGGCCACGGTGGACTGCGCCCAGGAGTACGCAGCCCTGAACGACGCCGAAATGGTCATGAAGGCGGTCAAGGCGACCATGCACAACCTGCGGTCGGTCATCACCGGTTACCAGTCGGTAGCTAAGTCGGTGGCCCAGACCTATCAGGCCGGCGGCTCGCAGGGTGCGCCACCGCAGCGCGAACGGTCCCCATGGTGAACGAGCGAATCGAGCTGCGCGACGCGCTGGTGATCGTGCGAACCGTGACACGAACCTTCGTGTTCCCGACGGTCACCGGCGCGCTCAAGCTGGACCAGTCGCTGCCCGAGATTCGACCGGTCGCGGATGCCTCACGGCTGGTCGTAGCTGTCCCTGACTGGGGGCTGGACCTATCCGGCATTGCGCCCGGTTACGTCCACCTCCCCAACACTCCCGACCCGAACCAGGAGAGATGACCATGGCCGGAGACACCGTCATCACGGTGATAGGCAACCTGACCGCAGACCCGGAACTGCGCTTCACGCAGACCGGCGCGGCCGTCGCCAACTTCACGATCGCGAGTACGCCCCGCGTGAAGAAGGGCGACCAGTGGGAGGACGGGGAAGCCCTCTTCCTGCGGTGCAACATCTGGCGCCAGGCCGCCGAGAACGTGGCGGAGTCGCTCACCCGGGGCGCCCGCGTCATCGCACAGGGCAGGCTCGTGCAACGGTCCTTCGAGACCCGCGAGGGCGAGAAGCGCTCTGTGGTGGAACTGCAGGTAGACGAGATCGGGCCCAGCCTGAAGTACGCCACGGCGAAGGTGAACAAGGTGTCGCGCGGCCAGGGCTCGGGCGGGTACAACCAGGGCGGATACCAGCAGGGCGCCCCGCCGGCCGACGACCCGTGGGGTTCCTCGCCCCCGCCCCCGTCGCCACAGGGTTGGGGCTCGGGCTTCGCGGACGAACCGCCGTTCTGACCTGGCTTGCTCGTGGGTGTCGATTAGGTGTTGACACCCACGAGCGGCATGGGGTAACTTACGTGTCACAGGGAACAACGACCACGGAGGACCCGATGACGATCACCCTCGACCCCACCGCACAGCGCGCCCAGCGGGCCCGCGTGAAGCTCGCCGAGCTGGGCAACGGCGGGGCGGGCAAGCTCTACACCGCCGTGCAGCTCGCCAACCTCTCCGACGAAGACGCCCTGATGGACGCCGACGCGTTCGGCCTGGACCTCGACTACCAGCCCACCGTGTGCGTCTCCCGTCGCGTCCACCCGGCGCACGGCACCTGCAAGGGCCTCGACGCGCAGGGCGTCCTGGACCTGGTGGACCGCGTCCTGGACGACGCGCTGTGAGCTACCGCGACGAGTGCGACCAGCTGGCCACGAACGTGCTGCGCCAGCTGGTCACGACCAAGCTCACCAACGGGCAGCGCAACGTGATCCACACCGTCCTGGACCGGCGCGAGAAGATCCACCAGAAGGGCTACGACGCCGGTCAGGTGCTGCTCGACGTCCTGGGTGGCTACGACGTGCAGGAGTTGCACGATCGCGCCATCGAGGCCGCCCAGCGCGCCAGCGACACCAAGAAGTTCACCGAGGCGGAGCAGTCTCAGGGCGTGGCCGACGCGCTGTGGGAGTACATCCAGGACCGCTCGGACACCTGATGGTTCTGTTCAACCTGCACCTGGATTTGATCGTGTGGGCCGGTGGCGGTTTCGTCACCGGCTACGCGGTCTGCTGGGTGCGCACCCGACGGAAGAGATGATCATGACCGACACCCGAGACCGTGACCTGGTCGAAGCGGATGACGGCCAGCTGCACACGCGGGAGTGCGTGAGCATGGGCTGGTGGCGCCTCGACTGGGAAGTCGACTGTCGCACCGAGGGGGTGCCGCCCGGTGGCGAAGTGGCCGCCCGAGCCGAGCGCGCCCTGTTCGCCACCGCCGTGACCGTGCTGCAGCTGGTGGCCCTGCTCCTCACCCTGGCGGGAGGTGTTCGCCGTGGGCGGTAAGGCCATCATGCCCAGCGTGGTCAGCTTCCTGGCCCAGCACGCCGGGGAGCCGATCGCGCTCCCCCAGCTGGCCGCCGGTCTCGGCGTAGCAGCTGGCCCCATCCAGAAGGCCCTGTCCAACGCCATCAACTCGGGCGTGTACGGCGCTTCGCTGCAGTGCGTGCACCGGGGCCAGGTGTGGGTATGGAACGGCACCGGACACGCCGCGCCGGTCGCCCCCACCCCGCTGGCCGCAGCGCCACCCGCAGCGCCACCCGTGGCGCCCGCGCCGGTCGCCCCCGTGAAGCCGGAGGGCCTCGCGAAGGGCGACGTGGTGGAGGTCATCGGCCTGACCCAGGACGGACAGGCGGTAGCCCGCGACGAAAACGGCCAGCTGTACCGCGTGGTGCCGCTGTGAACGCGCGACCGCCGGGCCGGGTCACCATCCTGTGGTGCCCGGTCTGCGGTCGCGACGACCGCTACCGCGACCTCAAGCAAGGCGCTGGCCGCCACTTCACCGCAGAGGGCAAGTGCAGCGGCACGCCCCAAGAGCTGGAGTACCGCATCCCAGCCGCACCCGAGCCGTTGCCGCCATACGGTGACGGCGTGTTCCGCGCGGCCGTCGCCGTCGAGGTCGCCATACGGCCGGGGCTGCCTCACCTCGACGATGGCCGGATCACCTTCGTGGGCCGCACCGTCACCTACAGCGCGGACAGCGTCGAGCACGTGGCCGAACTCGCCGGCACGATCCTGCGGGACATCGGCGCCACGATCCCCAACAACATGGCCGCCCACCCGCGACCCGAGCCGGAAGGGTGGATGCTCCGATGACGCACGACCTGGACCGCCTGATCTCCGCCGAACTGGTCACCGACCTACCCGACCCGCACGCGCTCAAGCTGGTGGTGAAGGAACGCATTCAGGAGGCGTACGCGGCCCTCCACGCCGCCCGTGGGGAAGTGTTGCGCCCCGAGGACACCTACGACCTTCACCGCCAGCTGCAGGCCACCAGGGAGCGCATGGAGGCGTACGCGCGTGGCTTCACCGAGGTGGTGAAGCTGATCGGGCAACTCCAGCAGGAGGAACTGGTGGAGGCCGTAGGCGAACAGGACGGCGTCCCCAACGCCAACCTGGTGATCCCGTCGGCGGCCGGCGACATCACGGTGAAGCCCACCTTCAAGCGCATCAACGATATCGACCCCGAGGCCGTGCAGCAGGCCATCGTCAAGGGCGTCACGGACGCGTGGATGGAGCCCATCGAACACGCGGCCGTCCACTCCACCGAGACGCTGGAGGAGGGCCTGCGCGAGATGCTGGCCCAGGCCCTGACCGCGCTGGTGGGCACCGGCAAGTACGAACCGCAGGTGTCGAAGCTGAAGGCCACCGCGCTGGAGTGGGCCCGAGCCGGGCGCGACGACATGGCCGGCGACCTGATGGCCGCGCACAAGGTGCGGAACAGGTTCGAGGACAAGGTGACCGTGGAACGGAAGGTGCCGAAGTGAGCCGAAAGACGTTGAACACCGCCGTAGCCGTGCTCGGTGACCAGGATCTCCTGCGCGCCATCGGGCGCCAGGTGATGAAGCGCATGGCGTGGGCGTTCCTGGCCGGCGTCGCTGTGGGCGTCACCGTGGGCCTGCTGCTGTGAACGCCACCCAGTCCGCCATCCTGCGGGCCCTCGAACTCGCGAAGGTGCTGGACGTCGAGCACACGGACGCCAGCGTGCACGCCGCGTTCCGGGCGGTCAGGCACGAGCTGGAGACGCTGCGGGAGCTGCACTGTCCCGAGGCCGCAATGGCGGCGCCTGAACTCGCCTCGGCGCACACGGGCCGCGCCACCCAGCCGGGCAGCGTCCGCCACAAGATCCTGGGCGTTCTCGCGACATGTCCGCAGGCTGACTTCATGGTGGCGAACAACCTGCGTGTGGACGTGCAGAAGATCCGGCGACGGCGTCACGAGCTGATGGCGGCCGGCTGGGTGGAGCGCACATCGGCCAGTGACGAAGCCGTGGTCAAGATCGTGCAGGAGCAGACCGGGCGGGAGTGCACGGTCTACCAGCTGACCACGCCAGGTTTCGCCGCGCTGGCTCGCCTGCGGTCGGGGCAAGAGGTGCTGTTCAGTGACGCGGAACTAGGTAACGATTCGGATACGACACCGGATAAGTCGAGGGGTTGCGACGTCAGTACCACCTAGTACTCCATGAGCTACAACCGTTGACACCCATGTTCACCGTGGGGTAGCATCGCAGCATCAGGAACAACCCACACGGGAAGGACCACCCGATGCTCCAGTTCACCCGGGACCGCGAGAACGCCGGCTACCAGGCACGCACCGAGACGCACCGCTACGTGGTCACCAGCGACGGACGCGGCTGGCGCCTCACCGTGCAAAAGCTCACCACCACCGCCGGCGTCCGCCACGCCCACGGCCAGCCGATCGTTGCCGAGTCCTGGGACGACACGCGCGGCCTGTGCTACGCCGTCGCCAACGCCTACCACGACCTCGGCGACGACTACCAGGAGCATGAGCACGGCCACCGCGCGCGGCTCACCGAGGCCATCAACCGCGCCTACGCGGTGACCCCGTGAAGCTGACCGCGCCCCAGCTCCAGGCCCTGCGATTCTATGCCAGCAGCGACCGGGAGCGCTGGCAGGCCGACCGGTACCCGCGTGCGGACGTGCGCGGGCGGCTCGGGGCGCTTGGACTCCTGTCCTTCCGTACCGCCATGGTGCACAGCGGCACCACCTACCGATCCCGCCAGCGCCTCGCGGTCGTCGACGTCTACGTGACCGATGCGGGCCGGGCCCTGCTCGACTCCATTTCGTGAATCAGGAGAAGTGATCATGAAACTGACCGACCGGCACACCGACAAGATGACCATGCAAGCGCTCGACGAAGGCGACGCGCTGGGCCTGCACGTCGAGTACGACGCCAGCGCCCACGGCGTGTCCACCTCACTGGGCATCACGCTGGACGAGAAGGCCCAGGAGTTGCTGCTGGAGGAGTGGCTGGCCATCCGGTTCAAGCAACAGGGCAACCGCCACCTGGCCAACGCCCTGCACCAGTACCCCACCGCCCATGACCTGATGGCCAAGGTGCTGGCGTTCGTCGCCGTCGAGGTCTCCCGATAGGACTTGACACCCACGGCGACCGTGGGGCAGAATCACTCATGTAAGCGGAACAACTCCACAGAGAGAAGGACCCAGTCCCATGGACGTGCGCACCTACCACAAGACCACCAAGGGCGGCACCGAACGCGACGTGTTCAGCAAGGCGAGCCGCAAGGCCGGACGCCGGACGAACTCCACGGTCAAGCGCCACGCACGCCGGCGCGACCGCCACGCCACCCGCCAGAGCCTGCGCCAGCTGGCCGACTGATCCGAGAGACACAGAAGCCCCGAGCCGGTGACCAAACCGAGCTCGGGGCTTCTGTCACACCCGATGTCCGACTGTCCAAGCGTGACGCCGTGCCTGTGACGATCAGACCTCACCGTATCACGGTCGGGTGTCGAACTCTTCCAGCTCACCCTGCACCAGTCGGCCCTCCACATACTGCGGCGCCGTGTTCGCACCGAGCACGAAGCGCGTCAACCAGGGCGGTAGCCGGTGCTCGATCTTGCGCATGATCGCGTACCAGAGCAGCGTCACGGCGCCGACCACGGCGGCCAGCACCTGCGGGTTGTCCAGCAACGCGTGCACGTCCGGGAACCGGGTGGCCACCAGCGTGAGCAGGTAGCCCCACAGCAGCGGCACGCCAGTGCGAATCCAGGACAAGCCCCAGTCCTTCACGGACGCGGGCGCTTCGGGTGTCGTCATCGTCTCCTCCTCCATCACAGGGCGAGCCGCCCTGCCTCTCGTTCGTCCCGCAAAGCCTGCAGGACGGCGTCCAGGGTGGCCTTGTCGATGGTCGGCGCCGGCTGCTCCAGCACCTCGACCCCTACCCGCTTCTCGCAGGGCCACTCTTTCTTGCAGCCCCCGCACAGGTCGGGCTCCGACGGGTCGGGGGTGATCAGCAGGAAGTGCGCCACGCCGTCATCGTCGACGTTGCTCGCGGGGGCATGCACGAGCTCGCCGGAGGGCAGGCGGACGGGCTGCACCTCGCTGCGGTCTTCGACATGCTGGGTAGTCGGGTACAGCTCGTGCGGGTAGTCCAGCGTGTGGTCCCGCTCCTGCAGGTCGCTCATGGCGTCTCCGGGGTGCATTCGTAGTGGGGCGGCGCGGCGGCGTCTTCCTGGGGCTGCAGCACGCAGTGACGGGTCAGGCCGCCGGTGGTCTCGTAGTACTCCGGGAGGACGGGACCGGGCAGGCCCTGCTCTCCCTGGGCGCCCTGCGGGCCGGCGCACGGCGACGGGGTGGCGCTGCAGTAGGCGGCCACGGCAGCCTGGATCTCCTCGGCGGTGGGCAGGCACCCGTTGTTCTCGGCGCAGAAGTCGGACACCTGGCTGGCGACCTGTTCGTCCGAGGCGTCGCGGCCGTCGGTGCCGTCCTTGCCTGTTGGCCCCTCGGTGCCGGGCTGGCCCTGGCATCCGATGGCCTGGCACACGCGGGTGACGGCTGACTCGACCTCGGCGGTAGTGGGCGTCCGCCCGTCGGCCGGAGGATTAATCTGCAGGTAGGCGGATACGGCGGAGCGCACCTGACCGTCCGTGGCGACCGGGTACGCGATGGGCTCTTCGGTGGGTGTGGCACCGACGGCGGCCGTGGCCGCCTTCTGGCAGGCTCCGATGGCCTCCAGCTCGCGCGCTGCGGCCCCGCCGGAGTCGCAGGCCACGGTGACCTGCTGGGCCAGCGTGCGCGTCTCCTGGCGGGCGTCCTCGGCGTCGTCGCTGAAGGCGAACACGAACCAGACCAGCACGCCGAGCAGCACGACCGCCACAACGCCGATGATCAGCCGCGCCTGGTCCAGGCGGTCACCACCTCTACGAGTGGTGTCAGTGGTTGCGGTCATGTGCCCGCCCCTTCCGCGTGACCGACGGCCGCGAGTCGAGCCACCGCCTGGTCTGCCCGCATCCTCTCACTGCGCAGCTCATTCTCCAGCTGGTCCAGCCTGGTGCGCAGCTCCTTCAGCTCCTGGTCGTGTCGCTCCTGCTGGGCCTTGAAGCGGACATCCCATTCCTGCCGTTCGGCCCGATGCTCTTTCCGGTCTTGTCTATTCGCGTTGAGCAGATAGCCGATAACGACGGCGAGCAATACCGCTATGCCTGCTGAAGCGAAAGGCGATAAACTTGTCACTCACCATCTTCGTCCCTACTCCCCCAGGTCGACGTGCCGCTATTGAAGACCATCCGGCACGTATTTCGCTTGGAACACTACGTCAGACACCACCTCCGGCGCACCCGCCCATGCAGACCCTGGGCCCCAGATGCCACCGTTCACCATCCACTCGCCCAGGTTCACGATGTAGCCGTAGCAGAGAAGCCTCTGTGCCTCGACATCTACGGCGAACGGCGGCGTGCCAACCGACCCGGGCGGCCATGGGGGCGGCGGCTGCGGGAACCAGGCAGCGAAGAACGCTTCGCACTCGACGGCGTTCGAGCCATCCCATTGGATAGCGTCGTACGTAGGGGCCTTAACGGTAAACGTCACGTGACCTCCTTTATCGGGAATACATCAGGCAGAGGTAGGGGCGCGGCGTGAATCCTCCGGCGCCTCCGGTTTTCCACATGTGCCATTCCACGTTGATGTAGTTCGACACCGATTGGATGGTTTTCACGTCCTGGTCCATGGAGAAGTTCCCGCCACCAGCGCCGTTGACGGTGGCCGTGTTGATGGTGACGCCCCCGCCGGAGAAGCGGACGTAGTACGACCAGTTCGGCGAGCCGCCGGCGGTGCCCCACGCTGCGGAGAACTTCACCCGGGTGCCGGTCAGGTTCCCTTCGCCGGAGAACACGACGATGTCCGAGCCGGTCTGGATGCCGTTGGGGTCGATGGTCTCCCGCTGGTAGAGAACCAGTGGGCCGTCCGGGAACGCGCGGCCACCGTTGTACCCCTCGTGCATCAGGGCTTTGCCGTCCGCGTCGTGCATGTAGATGCGCTGGCGCAGGGGCACGCCGGCCACCGGGTCGTTGTCGTACATGACGAAGGCGCTCTGCTGCAGCGGGTCGTCTCGCACGAAGCTGATGCCGCGCTGGGGCTGCGGGTTGCCAAAGTCGTCCACCAGGTTGCGGTCCGGCGGGAAGAACTCGCCGAACCAGGCGAAGTCGCCGCCGTAGTTTCCCCGGAACTTGGTCAGCCCCTGCGGGATGATGGCGTCCACCAGGGGGTTGTTGCGCACCACCTGGTCCGCGATGCGGCGTGTTTCGGCCACCGCGTCCACCAGGGTGGATTCGCGGGGGGTGTAGGGCGCGGACAGGTCACGCGGGTTGACGTCAACCAACCTCTATCGCCTCCGCTCCGCCCGCCAGCAGTAGCCTGACGGTTTCGCTGTTCGTGCCCTCCGGCGGGGTCACGGTCCAACCCATTATGCGCGTGAGGTAAGTCGTGTCGCGATCGCCGTTGGGCCCGTCGGCGTTGGTCCAGTCGTCGGTGCTGAAGAGGGCGTCGTCGCCCAGGGCGTAGGTGTCGAAGAACGGGGGTTTGTCGCCTCGCACGGTGACGCCTGACAGGTACTGCTCGTTGGCGTAGGTCTGCACGAGCGCGGCCACCGTGTAGGACTCCAGGGTGTCGCTGCGGGACACGTCGGGGTTGCTGTAGCGCTCCTCGGTGATCATGAAGCCGTTGACCCAGTCGCTCGTATTGGTGGCCTGGGCCCGCAGGGCGTCGGTGTCGTAGCCGGCCCCCTGGCCCCACACGACGTTGGCCACACCCTCGCCGTTGTAGATCGGGTCGGCCTCCAGCACGTTGCCCTGACCGCTCACGCGGAACGTAAAGCGCGGGATCTCGTCCACCCCGTACTCCCGCCCCAGGCGCGGGTAGCCCATGACGTACTGGCACCGGTAGCTGGCGGCGTCGAGCGCGGACGTGCCGGACAGGACACGCACCGAGGTGTACCAGTCGTATCCGTCGTCCACCTTGCTGCGGTCCTGGTGGGCGGTCAGGAGGTTGGTCTGCTGGTCGCGCTTGTAGCTGAAGTCGTGCAGGCGCCCGGTCATATGGGTGGGCAGGTCGACGTTGACCCAACCGGGCCAGAGGTTGATCACCTCGACCACGTCACCGATCACGGACAAGCCGGCGAACAGCGGTGTCACCACCACGGCGGAGATGCCGCCACCGAACTCTGTGTTGATCACGTAGAAAATGTCCGTGGTGCCGGCGGCGTTGGTGCGGTAGGTGCCGTCGAGGGCACGCACGCGCACGTAGGAACCGATCGGGATATCCCCGATGTCGCTCGTGTTGACGATCACGCGGTCCAGGGTCGCGGCGTTGACGGTGGCGGTAGCCGTGCCGTAGGTCGACGGCGGCCCGACCTGGGAGAACTGTTCTGGCGTGAGGAGATCCTGCACGATCAGCGTGCGGTCCTTCTGTGCCCATACTAGGTCCCCGCCCGCCATGGGCCCCGTGATCAGCCGTCGAGCCCAGTTGTACTCGACGGTGCGCGCGGTGATCTCCCAGCGGCCGGTGGACGGGTTGGGGCCGCGCTTCCACACCACGCCGTGCCAGACGACGTCGTGCGCGTAGGTGCCGGCCTCGGCGTCCACGACCACGGAGCGCACCACGACGATGCCGGTCTTTCGCGGGAGAACCAGCTCCCACGGGTTCATATCGCGGACGTCCGGGTCGGCCAGCTGCAGGGCGGCGCGCAGCTCGCCGACTCCCTTCATCACCTGCGAGAAGGTCACCCCGGACAGGGGCAGCGGCGCGTTGCCGATGACGTGGGGGTCACCCCGGTAGTAGTTGACTGGCCAGTAGGTGTAGCTGACGTCCTGCTCCTCTGGCAGGTCGTAGGCGGATGCTGCGGCGGCCACCGCAGCCGCCATAGGCGCACTCACGCCGGCACCAGCTCAACTGTCAGCTGGCTGGTGTTCATGGTGTCCAGCGGGAAGATGATCATCGGCTGCGAGCCGGAGGAGTTGCGCGCGATCAGCCGCACCGTGTGCGCGCCCGTCTGGGCGGCCGTGTGCGCGACCGGCGCAGCGACCGTCGAGGACGGCTGGTTGGCTGCGGCAATGGCCGCGCTGTACATGTTCCCTCGGCTGATGACGCCACCGTTGTAGTTGGTGTTGTCCAGGGTCACCGACAGAGAGATCGGGTGGTCCGGCTGGTTGGCGTTCACCATGCCCCAGTCCAGCGAACCGGACGCCTTCAGCTTGTAGCTGAAGCCAGGGTCGGCCACCGACAGGGAGGCCGCGATGTGCTGGGCGGTCGCGGCCAGCGACGCCAGGTTGGTGATGGCCGGCGGCGCGAACGCGTAGGGAGTGGCGCCACGCCATGCCGCGCCATCCCAGGTGCGCAGGCGAGCCGGGTAGACGCCGGACGCGGGCAGCAGCTGAATCTCCCCGATGGCCGTTCCGTTGTCGCTGATCTGGGCCGTGAACGGCTGGTAGACCGCGCCCATGACGGCCGTGCGCTTGCGAAGGTCGGTCAGCACGCCGGTAGTGGTGGCCGCGTTGACGGTGACCTGCACGAGCGGCAGGAAGCTGGACGGGAGCGCGGGCGCGGAAGGGGCGCCGGCGGCCGGCGTGCCCTGCACGATCGCGAGGTCACCAGAGTTGATGACGCCCGTGTAGAAGGCGTCCTGCACGCGCACGCCGATGATGTCGATCCGGTTGGTAGTCGGGCTCGACGCGGTCACGGTTAGCACCTGGTTGGCGGTGTTGAACACCGAGTAGTCCCCGCCCTGGGACGTGAACGTGTTCTCGACCAGGCCGACGCCCTTGCCCACCGTGACATCCCAGTTCGTCATGCTGTAGGCGAACTGGCGCGCGGACTGGCCGCCGAGCACGCCACCCCTGCACGCGATGTCGCTGGTGCTCAGGGTGGTGGGCAGGAAACGCATGCTGATCTGGTGCAGCCTGTCCAGGCTGGCGGGGTAGGTGCCGGCCTGGAGGTAGGCAACCGGGTTGACGATGGCCATGGGTCACTCCGAGGTTGAGCGCCAGATGACGCGCAGGTTTGCGGATGGGTCGAACGAGCCGGAGGACGCGCGCCACCGGAGGTTGTTCACGCCGGGGGCGAGCACCCACGGCCTGCCTACCAGTCGGTAGCTGGCGGGCTCGACCCGCCCCGAACGCGAGTCGATCGTGACCGTCTGGCCGGCGCCCACGGTACCCACCACCATGAAGGTGCGGCCGGTGGTCTGGTTCTCGATGATCGGACTGTTGACCGGGCCGGTGATTTCGAACAGCGGCCACGCGTCGACGTCGCCTGTGTTCTCCGCCTGCCCGATGCCGCCCGGGTTGGCGGTGACGCCGTAGTTGTAGCTGTAGGTCTTGTCGTAGGTGCGGCCGGACACCACGTCGACAGGCAGCCCGATGTCCACGAATTCCGGGTTGCCGCTCGACAGCCGATAGGGCGGGTTGGCGGCCACCAGCGTGAACGAGAACGGCGCGGCCTGGCCGCTGGGCAGTGGAGTGGCTCGGAAGTCGCCCGTTGCTCGACAGATCAGGGCGAGCCGGCGCCCCTGGCCGGCGTCATGCTGCTCCCACAGGACCCGCTTACGGGGCCCCAGGCGGCGCCTCACGGCCGCGATGGCGCGGCGCAGTGTGGCTTCGTCCGGGGCCACCACGAGACCCTTGACGGGCAGCGTGCGCGGGCCGATGGACTGGGGACCGTCGAGGCCGCCGTCACGACTACCGGACGTGTCGATGGGCGTCACGAACTCCACCCCCTCCCAGCCCTCCGGTTCGGCGGCCACAATCTGCGTGCCGTCCAGCCACGTCGTGTTGATCCACACATCCGTATCGGCCGTCACGAAGTCGTCGCCCAACCGGTACTGACCCTCCAGCGCCACCGCTGGCAGGTGGGCGTTGGGGTTTGGCGCGGTCATAGGCTCACCCACTGGTCATCAACGCCGGCCTGGACAGGGTTGCGGCGCACGCCGAGCGTGGAAGCTCCGGCCAGGAAGTCGCCGAAGCCGCGTTGCATCACGGTCGTGGCGAACTGCATCACGTCCGTGCCGGGCCGCATGATGTTGGTCTGCTGGATCACGGGCGCCTGCTCGCCGGCGCGGCGCGCGGCCAGGAAGTCGGCGTCCGTTGGGGCGGCCAGCGTCACCTGCGGGGCGAAGGCCGTGGCGTCGGTGATGGCCTCCACCATGGCGGTGGCCGCGTCCACGGCGCCGGCGGTCCCGTCCTCGATACCGATGGCGAGGCCCTGCGCGAGCTGCTGGCCGATCTCTTTGAACACCTTCGACGGGGAGGCGATGCCCAGGAGTGCCTTTGCCGCGCCGATGGCGTCGTTGACCACGCCTTTCACCGCGTCGATCACGCGCTGCACCATGGCCTTGATGCCGTTCCACAGGCCCTGAATCAGGTCCTTTCCGGCCTGGAAAAGGCGGCCGACCAGATCACCTAGGGCGCTGACGATCTTGCCGGGTAGGTCCTTGAACCACTGGACCACGTTGCCGATGCCGTCGCTTACCGCGCTCACCAGGTTGGACATCATGCTCTTGAACTTGTTCCACATATCCGAAGCCCACGAGCCGATCTTCTGCGCGATCCCGGATATCCCACCGGAGAAGAATTCGCCAATGGCATTCCACGCCTCGGACACCTGCGACGTGATGTCATTCCAGATGCCCGACAGGAATTCGGCGATGGCCCCAAAGACGGTCGAAATCAGCTCACCGATTCCGGTGACCGTCCAGGTGATCGCCTCCATTACCGCCGTAAACACCGCGATTATGGCCTCGAATACCGGAATGAAAACGTCGAGCAGGAACCCGACAACGTCCGTCAGGACGGGCAGCAACACCACCCACATGTCAATCCACGCCTGAATCATCGGGATCAGCGCCTCTATGATCTCGATGAACCTCGGCATCAGCTCCGCCACCATGTCGATCAGCGGCGGGATGATGGGTAGCACGGCCTCCAGCAGGTCGACGAACAAAGGAGCCAGGGGCACCATGGCTTCGAAGAGGCGCGCGAACGCTTCTCCGATATCCTGAATCAACGGACCCAGGGTCGGCATGGCGCCATTGATCGCCTCGGCTAGGGCATCGAAGAATGGGACCAGTGCTTCCATGGCGGTGGCCACGGCGTTAGCGACCGCAATAAACACGGGGCGAAGTGCGTCGAGGAGCCGACCGAATGCCTGGAATATAGGCAGCAAAACCGGTCCGAGAATCGACGCCAGGTCCGCCAGAATCGGCAGCACTCCAGTTCCGATGACGGACAGCAATTCGAAGAACGCCGGACCCAGGGCGTCCACCACGCGCTGCATGGAGGAGAAGAACGACTGCAGGGCGGTGAAGCCCTCCACCCCGCCGGTCCACTCGGCAAACTTCGCGGTGATCTTCTCCAGGGTTCCGAGGAAGCCGCCACCCACCGAGCTGGCCGCGTCCATAACGTTGCCGATGGCCTCGAACACGTTGCCGAAGATCCGGCCAAGCTGCTGCACGGCCTCGATGGAACGCTGGAAGAAGGCGTCGAGGGCGCCCGACTCGGCGGCCGTCCGGACCTTCGTGGCGAACGCATTGGCCCACGTCTCGACAGCCTGGGTCATGCGCGGGAACTGGTTGGACCCGGTGTTGACGATGTCGAGGATTGCGGACACGGCCGGGCGGGCAGCCACTGCCAGGTTGCCGAATCCCACGTTGACGTTGTCGAGGAAGTGCCGGACGGTCTCCACCTGCTGGCCCTGCAGCATGAAGTCCGCGACGTCGCGTGCAGCCCCGTTCGCGGACCTGGCGATGCCCTGGAAGCCCTCGGAGGCAACGGGCAGGTAGACGTCCGCGAGAGGCTTCACGACGTCAGAGAGGCCCTCAAAGAGGGCCTGCTGGGTGTCGAGGCGCAGCTGGTCGAAGGCGGGCTTCACGTCGCGCACGGCGCGGGCGAAGTCGCGCGCCGAACCGGCCATGTTCTTCGTAGCCTCGTCGAAGGCTGCTGCGTCACCCGATGCGATCGCAGAGAAGGCATCGGACATACCGGTCAGGCCCAGGGTGATAGCGGCCGTGACCACTTTCAGTCCGGCGAGCGCGGCCGGGATCACTCCCAGGATTCCGGCGGCCTGAAGGGCTGCGGCGGCGAGCGCGCCCACGCCGAGCGCCAGCTGGGTAACGCCGGCGAGCGCGCCAGCCGCAGCGGCCCCGATCAGCAGCAGCTTGGTTCCCTGCACGGCGGCGCCGGCGGCACTACGGGCGACGCCGAGCAGGGAGGAGGTGATGCTGCCCAGGCTGCGGCGCATCCGGTTGCTGTCCCGGTCGGCGTCGTCGGCCATCTGGCGGGTGGGTGATGGCAGGTCCGTCTGGGTGGCGGCGGCCTCGCGCATGGCGGTACGGATCACCTGGCGGATCTCCAGGGCCAGGCCCCTGCCGTCGACACGCAGACGGACGCCGGCCTCCGCAATGATGCGGGCCATGCTGCCCCCTCCCTGCCTCTACTGGGGCCCCGGGCGCCGGGTGGGCACCGGGGCGAAGCCTGGCATGCGTGCTTGCTTCTGGCGCTGCTTGGGCGCCATGGCGGCGGCGTTGCCGGACTCCAGGCCGGGCCCGCGTCCGAGGTTGCCGGCCATGGCCACGTGCTCCGGTCTGACACCCCAGGTCTTGCGGGCTTCGTCCGGGTCGATCATGGCTTCTTTGATCACCATCTGCTTGTTGAGCTTGATCAACACTTCGTGGGGTGCGTCCGCGTAGGCGGCGTAGACAGCATCCAGCCACACGCCGAGGTCTGCTGTCTCACCGATGTCCGCAAAGGCGAGCTTGCCGCGCACGTACGTGCCAGCTACTGGGTCCTCGGTAATCCTGAAAATCAGGACTACCGCCGCGTAGGGCGGTTTGCCGCCTGGCCCACCAACTTCCGATAGAGCGCCTCCAGCTGGTCCACCTGCAGGGTCAGGTCTTCGTCGGTGTCCATGAGGTAGCCGAACCGGCGGCGCGACGAACCGGCCTCGAACTCCAGGGCCTTCTGGATAACCTCCGCCTCCTGGGGCTCCCCGTCGGGCCCGACATACAGGGTGTTCAGGTCCAGTTCGTCGTCCTCGACGCCGTCCTGTTCGGTGGCGGACACGGCGTCGACAACCTGGCGCAGGGCGCCGTCCTCGATGTCCTCTGGCGCGGCCTCGGTGCGGTCGGCGTCGGACTCCTCGGCGTCAGGCTGGTACGGGCGCGGCCGGTAGTTGACCGGCGTACCGTCGTCGTCGGCCAGCATCTTCTTGATGCTGCGGACCATGCCCTCCACCGCGCGCTCTGGCTTGCGGGTGGCGGACAGCGTGTAGCTGAGTGAGCCCACGTCCATGGTGGGATAGGCCAGGAAGGTGTGCACCTCTGGCACGTCGTCCCGGTAGAACTCCAGGGCGAACTCCCACCGCTTACGCGCGAGTGGCCGGGTCTTGCTGCGGATGACTTCGGGGGCGGACATGGCTGGAGGTCCCTTCGTTAGATGCTGCCACCGTCGTACAGGCTCCTCGTTAGGAAGCCACTGCCCCGGGTGCCGGGGTGCAGGACGGAGCGGCGGAAATACACCTTGCCGTTGACGACGAACCGTAGCGCCTTGCGGCGCCGAGCTCGGATGACATGCGGGCGCGAGCCCTGGTCCAGAATGACGGGCACCGTTGCGCGGCGATTCTCGCGGCGCGCCCCGGCCTTGCCCGCGATGACGTCGCCGTACGGGTAGCGGCGCACGTTTCGGTTGACCACATCGTGAATGGTGGTCAGGGTGAATCCGCTATCGACCTGCACGCGCGCCTTGGCCAGGCCGCCGATCAGGAATAGCCGGTAGCGCAGGTCGTACATCACCCCTTCCCGTGGGTCGTTCGCGAAGCCCTGGGGCTCGCCGGGCAGCAGGGTGATCTGGCCGGGCGCGAACCGGAAGTTGGCCATGGCTTACTCCAGTGCCGCGCAGGTGATGATGGCGGCAGCGGACAGTCCCACGAAGCCGCCGGAGATCTCGCCGGGCTCGATGACGCCGAGCTGCACGGACGCCATATTGTCGCCGGACAGGATGCCTGCGCGTGCGCGCGAAGCCCAGCGCACGAGCGACTGGGAGAGCACGCCGGCGTCCGTCATGAACTGGTCACCGGCGGCCTGCAGGGCGGCCACCGAGGGCGGCGTAGCGCTGCGTCCTGTCGGGCCGGGCATGCAGCGCACCAGCGCGATGTTGAACACGGCGTGACGCACGGACATGACGCTGGCTGGCGAGCCGGCGCGCGGCGTTGCCGGCGGGGCGGCGTCCTGGGCCGGGCCGAAACCGACGCCGGCCAGGGAGATCACCAGCTGTTCGCAGTCCCACGCCTGGCTGCCCGGGTCACCGGCTGACACGTAGCGGCGTTCGGGTAGCGGCGTGGCCGCGCTCTGCGTCCAGTGGTCCTCGATGGCGTCCCGCAGGCTGTTGGCGAGCGAGCGGACCGCGATCCCCTGGCCGGCGGTGGTCACGCGTTCTCCCGCTGAATGATGCCGTCGTTCTCCAGGGTGTGGACGATCTCGTCACGGGAGAGCGTGGCCCACTGGCCTGGCTGGGTGAGCGTGGCGCCTGCGGCGAACTCGCGCCACGCCTCGGTGCTGGAGCCGGGGCCGTTGCGCGGCGGCACCGGCAGGCCGCCGGCGGGGTCTCCCTCCTCTGGCTCGCCAGCGAAGCGCCAGCCACTGGACGTGGTGCCGTCGGGCTGGCCGTCCGGGTCACCGTCGCCTCCGTCGGGGCGGTCACCCTCGTGCCACTGGTAGAACGCGCCAGTCTCGTCCTCCAGGGTCGGGAGGTCGGCGTCCGGGCCCTCGGCTGCCAGCTGCTCCCGGAACTCGTCCACGAGCGTCTGGCGGCGTTCGGCCTCCTCGACGGACGGGGAAACGCGCGCGGCCTCCTCGTGCGGGGTCAGGTGCAGCTCCAGCAGTTCAGCGAACCTGTTGCGGAGCGGCTCGCCCTCCTCGGCCAGGAGTGCGGCGGCGGTGATGTTCTTGGGGTGGCGGGCACTGGTGGCCGGGGCGAACGGGTCAGACTTCACGGGTTGCTCCCTCGCGCATAAGTCGGGGTACGTCAGGTGACCATACCTGCGCCGAGTATGGGTGTCCGGATGGATTGACCGCCTCCAGCCACATGTCCACCAGAGGCAGGCCGGTGCGGAAGTCGGGGCGGTCGGTGGTCTGCAGTTCCATGGTGAGGCCCTGGCGGGTCACTGACACGGTCTGCGGAGGCAGCCGGCAGTCGTCGCTGCCCACCTTGTCCAGCAGGATCTCGATACCGAACTCGATGGCCGCATCTCGCCCAGCAGCGGGCGGGGGGTCACCAAACTGGTAGGTGACCTCGGTGTCACCACCGCACACATTCCAGCCGTGACCGTCGGTGCGCTGCAGCCAGCCGTTGGGCGTCATGGTCCAGTCGGTGAACGCGGCACCATCCACGAGCACGGCCGTGATGGCGGTGATGTTCTTGCGCGGCAGCTGCAGGGCGATGGGCTGCACGACGTGGCGGCCGGTCCACGGGGTCGGGTAGGGGCGGCCGTCGAGCCACACCGCTTGACCCCAGCACGAGCAGCGGCCCCAGGTGGAGCTATACGGCCACATGCCGGCGCCGGGAACGGGCTGGAGGGATCGCAGTACCGCGTCCTCCTCGCAGCCGCCACCGAGCCACTGGCGGCCGGAGAAGGCCCAGAGAAGTTCGCTCGCGCGCAGCAGGGCGCCGTTGATCTCGGCGGCGTCGAATCCAAGGCCGGTGAGCTCCGCCAGCTTCTCGGCGGTCAGGTCATCGACGTTCGCCCACGATGAACAGAGCACGTCGCTTACGGGTGAGGGTGCCATGTTCGCCTCCACGATCTCGAAGTGGGCAACCGCGCGAGGCAGTACCCCAGACAGGTCTGCCGTGCTCGACGCTGCGGCCTCGGCGGCCAGCGCGGCCACGGGCAGGAGTCCCGCCAGTTCGGCCTCGGCTGCGGCCGTCGCCTCGGCGGCCATGGTCGCTACCGGAAGGGTGCCGGCCAGTTCGGCCGTTTCCGGGTCGGACGGCAGGTCTGGGCCGGGCACGAAGTCCACGGGCGTCCCGCCGGCGGACAGGTGCCGGTTGTTGCCGCTGATGTCGAGTAGGTCGGCGGTCAAGGGCCAGTCTGCCCAGGCTGGCAGTACAGCGGTGGGGCTGCCCCACTCGGTTTCACACTGCCCCTGGGTGAGCTCGCCCGCGAAGACGCGCCAGTACGCCAGCGTTCCGACCAGGCTCTCTGAGCTGTCCCCCGGGCTGCGTCCGCCCAACGTAACGCCGGCGGGAGTGGGGTTGCCGGCCACCGCGCCAGAGGCAGTCGACGTTGGGCCCGTGTCGGTGGCGGCGTAGACGTTGGCCGTGGTCCCCAGGCAGGTGAAGGCAACGCGGCGCCAGGACCCGGTCACGAAGTTCAGCGGGTTGGTGACGCTGCCTCCGCCGGTCGCATACACGGGGCCGCTGAGACCGTCGCCACCGGTCGCGAAAGTCGCCACCGTGTTCGATGCGCCGTTCCACAAGCGGGCAAGGGTGGCGAAGTCGTTCGTATCGGTGTCGACGCGTGCCCATCCCAGGATGGTGAAGCCGGCAGTGGGGTCGGGGGCGGCATCCGTTCGGCTGACACGGTCGCTGGCTACGCCAAACTGTGCGGCCATGCGCCCCTCCTCATGGCTGGGTGACGGTTCCGGCGGTCAGGCTGACTTCCAGGCCGATGCTGACCGTGGTGGTGGACAGCTCGATGTCGGCGCCACTGCCATCTGCTCCGCAGGTTCCGTCGGTCACCGTCACGCCGTCGCTGTCGGCGGCCCGAAACCAGGCGGCGGTCCCGGCGGCCACGCCGGTGCCCACGACCGGAAGACCGGCCAGGCTCATGGAGCCGCCGGCCTGCGCCCCGAAGGCCGTCGCGGCCAGGGTGAGGGTGAGCAGCAGCGTGTTGCCGCCACCTACAGCGGTGTCTGCGGTGGCGGGCCTGGCCCCGCTGTAGACCTTGATCGTCGCTCCAGCCGCGCCGGCGTCGAACCGGGCGGCCAGCGCGGCCAGCTGCGAGTTGCGAACAGCGACTGTGTAGCCGAGCGTCATGGTTGTCCCTCTTTCGTGAGCGTGGAGGCGGCCCGCACGGCAAGGTGCACGGACCGCCCCCACATGTTCCCTGGGACCTCCAGGGGTCAGGAGACCGTCACGAAACCGGGGGTCAGCGTCGGAATGGATGCCACCCGGGCAAACTGCCAGACGCGGTCGGACTCGTAAGGCCAGTCCTCGGCGGGGCCAGAACCCCAGTTGGCATTCTGCTCGCTCCAGCCCTCGAAGGCAGGCAGGAGCGGGCTTTCTCCGGAGAGCGCCCAGGCGTCCGACGGGCGCACCTTCGCCCGGGGCAGCACCCAGTGGAAGTAGGGCAGCTGGGAAGCGAACGCGCCTTCGTCGATCGCACGCGTCCAGAACTCCAGGGACACGCCGTTGGGGACGGACTCGGCGCCGACCTCCGGCGCCCGGTAGCCGACGTCGGTCAGGTTGTTGCCGGGCGTGGCGGTGGTGACCGTGACATCCGGGGTAACGCCACCGGTGAGACCGGACCCGTCGGCGGTCATCTGCGGCACGTTGCCCAGGCTGGTGGCAAACGTGACGGTGAATGCCGAGCCCGGCCCAGGACCGCCGGTGACGGTGACCTCGCCGACGCCGATGTTCGGGAGCGCCTCCAGCGCGGTGTCCACCTCGCTGTTGGTGGCGTCGAAGTCGATACCGGCCGTGGTCTCGCCGTCGAACGTCAGGGTGAACGTGCCACCCGTCGGCGTGCCGGTGATCGTGACCGTCTGCACCTCGGCGGTGGACGCCCCGGTGCTGATCACCTCGCCGCCGATCAGGAACTCCAGCACGTTCGGGTCCGGCGAACACACGCTGAAGTCCGAAATGGTGCCGCGCTTGAGCGTGTCCGGCGCCCGGTAGGTGAGGCACACGCGGCCGGAACCGGACTTCTGGATGACCTCGGTGCCCTCCTCGTACTCCAGGCCGATGGACACAGCGACCAGCGCGTCCGAGGTGTAACAGGTGTCGGTCCCGACGATGGGGACACCCAGGACGTCCAGCTTCGTGATGCGCGTACCGAGAGCGAAGAGGCTCCCTGCGCTGTCGTAAGGCATTCCTTACCTCCTCGTTCCGGTCACGCCGGCGTCGGGTCTTCGATCTGGATGGCGTACAGCGTGCACGGGTCGAAGGTCGCGGCGAACAGCCGGTCAGCGATGTTGATCACTTCGTTGGCCTGGTGGTCCACCTGCGTGTCCGTGTGGACGTCATCCAGGCGCACCACCACCGGACCAGTGCCGTACAGCCACAGGCCGGCGGACGGCGCGGCGGCCACACCGGGAGTGGTGGTAGCGACCGCGACAGCCGGGGCCGCTCCGCCCGTGAGCCCCGCACCGCTTCCTGTCATCTGGGCTACGTTGCCCATGCTGGCCGGGAACGTCACCGTGTACGGTCCGCCAGCCGCTCCCGACACCGTGACGCCGTCGATGTTCGACAGGGCGTTCAGCGCGTTCTGGACGGTGGCCGCTGCGGCGTTGAACGCGATAGCCGCCGTGGTCTGCGCACTGAACGTCAGGGTGAAGGTGCCGCCGGTGGGCGCCCCGGTGATCGTCACCGTCTGCACCTCGGACGTGCCGGGCACGAGCGGGCCCACGCCGGTGTAGCCCGGGTCGGCCACAATCCGGGCGCCGGTCATGGTTCGCAGCAGCTGGCCCTCTCGGACCACGTCGTACACCGACAGCAGAGGCATAGCCACCAGCGGGACATGCAGGAAGGCGTCCATGCCGAGCTGGGCGGCCCGGACGGCGGCCTCCAGTGCGCCTACCGCGTCGGGCAGGCTCCAGGTGCCGGGGATGACCGTAGCGAGCTCGGAGGCAAGGTAGTGGTTGTGCTGGTCGGCGCCGTCCGGGCTGTCGTACGGGTCGGCCAGGGACTGCGCGCCGGTCTCCAGCTCGCGCGCCACCATGAAGCTGGTGACCGCCTCGGCCTGGCGGCGCACACGTCCGACGTCGCGGGCAGAGCGTCCAGACCGCGTCGAGCACCGGTCTTCAACCCTGAATGCGGTGGGCTGGTAGTAGACCAGGTCGTTACCGGCGGACCCCACGGGGTCGCTGAATTCGCCTCCACAGGGGTCGAAGGTGGTGGCCTCCGGGCAACGCTCTGGACGCCACGCCATGCCGTCCTGCCACCGCACACCGCCGCTGTCCGGGGTGATGGCCGACTGCACGAGCGTGGCGAAGGTGGGCCGCTGGGCAGCGATCGGCTCGACGGGAGCGAACACGTGTCACTCTCCTTCCGAAGGTGGGAGAACCGGGCGCCCCACCTGTTACGTGGGGCGCCCGGTGCCGATCACGGGGTGGTGTCCACCGTGGCGGCGCTCTCACCGGTCGGCTGGGCCGGGATGACCAGGTGAATGGACTCGATGCCCCGGAACGCGGTCGTCTCGAAGGACTCCGAGAACGTCTGGAAACGGTTCTGCCCGTTCAGCGTCGAGTCACGCACGACACCCAGGTCCAGCGTGCCGCCGTCGAGGTAGAGCCAGTCGCCCTCGGCGAACAGCAGCGAGGAGATGGCGCTGGGGAAGTCCGGGACCGCGCTGTTGGCCGCGAGCAGCGTGTAGAACTGGGCTGGCACGACCACGTCCGGGTCCGGCGCGGTGATGTCGGCCGGGTTGATGCCGTCCATGTGCCAGGTCGGGTTGATGTTCCGCTGGCCGAACCAGCGCAGGATCTCCTGGTCCGTCACGGCCAGGGACTGCAGGCCGTCGCCGACCATCTGGCGGGTGACGTCGGCGCGGATCATGTTCAGCGCCCACTGCGGCGCGATCCACCGCAGTGCGATGTCCCGGTTGAGCCGGTGCACGTTGCGGTAGTAGGCGGTGATGCGGTCCAGCGTGTAGAGGATGTCCCGCGAGGCGCCCATGGTGCGCGCCGAGTAGATGGCCTTGGACGCGGTGGTCAGCTGGGTCAGCAGCCGGTTCTCCGCAAACCGCGCGTGCGCGATGTCCTGGGCCTGGATCACGGAATCCATGAACTCCGGGTCGAACCGCGTGGACATGTTGCTGAAGGTGAGGCACTGGTAGACCGCGTCCACCTCGGCGTCCAGGACGCCGGGGCAGTCGATCTCCACGCAGGTCTTCGGCACGATCGGGTCAGCCGCGTCGTCGGCCGGCGTCCAGACGCCGATGCCGCCGGTCTGGGTGACGCCATCGATTGCCGGGCGCCACTGGATGCCGCCACGGTCGGCCCCGTAGCGGGTCAGGGCGTCGCGGACCGGGCGGTCGGTGTCGCCCACGACCGTGATGTCGTAGAGGGTCTCCAGCGGGCCGCAGATGCCGGCGGCCGTGATGACGTCGCCGTCGGGAGTGAGGCCCACCTGGACCTGCTCCTCCTGGTTGGTCAGGGCGTGACGGGTGCGCACGTTGCGCACCACCTTGTCCACCTTGTCCATGTTCTCGTAGGCCGTCACGCCACGGCGCAGCATGCGGTCTTCCGGGTACTCCGTGCGCAGCGTGGCCACGGTGTAGCGCTCGTAGCCGTTGACGTTGCCGGAGACCGCGCGACCCTTGGCGGTCATGGCCTCGATCAGGCCGCGCCGGTCGAGGGAGGCGCCGGGCGCGAACGCATCCAGGCCGGCGGCGGCGGTGGCCTTCATGGTGACGCGCGGCAGGCCGGTGGCCACCTCGGTGGCCGTGTGGCCTGGGATGTTGTTGACGCCACCCAGCGGGCGGCGGCCGGAAGCGGTCACGGCGGACTCCCCGGTGTCGGTGGGGCCGGGGCCGTCGTCGGTGCCTCCGGCTGGTTCGGTGTTGCCGTCCTCGCGGGCCGCCTCGCCGGCGGGGTCCACGGTGGCGGGGTCGGTGGGGTCCGGTGCGGGCTCCGGCTCGGCGGCCGGCTCCGGCGGCGCATCCTCGACGGGCGCCGGCGCGGTCAGCTCGTCCATCTCGGCGAACTGGGCGGCCTGCTGGGCTGCCAGCGCCTCGCGGCTGGACTTCTCGGCGGTCAACTTCCGGGCCGCCTCGATCAGGGTCCCGTAGGCGGTGACGCTGTCCTCGGTGGCGGGCTTGCCTTCGTACTGGGCGCGCAGAGCAGCCTGGTCGTCCCGCAGCGCGGCAAGCGCGGCGTTGATCTCGTCCAGGGACGCGTCACCCAGGCGGCCCAGAATGTCCGCATTGAACTTCGCGGTCATGCTCTCGGTCCTTCCAGGTTGGGGTGCGGAGAGCGTGACCAGCTGGGCCGGCGAGCGCTGCGGCGCGGCTGGGCCGGCGCGGCGCGGGTGTTCTCCGTTGCCCGGAGGCTAACGAGAGCTGGGTATGGGTGTCGCGCTGAGTGTGCAGTGCACAGGCGAAGAGGGCCGCGCCAGCCTGGGGTTTCTGGGGGCCCTCTTCGTGTCGAAACTACAGGGCCCAGGCGCTCCCCGGAAGGGGTTCACCTGGGCCCAGGCCCACCGTTCAGTCTCTGGCCGAAGTGCAGGACGGTGGGGCCTCCATGACGTGGTCAGCCTAGAACAGGCTCTTACGTAGCCGCTTGAACTCCTCGGCCTTCGGGCAGGTCTTGTAGTGGTTGGTGTGCAGTCCGACGCCGGCGGCCTTCATGCCCTCGCGCTGCCCGCGCTTCTCGATGCGACCGCCGCGCAGGCTGGGTCGGTCGTTGGTCGGGTCCAGCTCCACGAAGTAGCTACCTGCTGTCGGGTCGGGTGTCGGGTCGATGATGGTCCAGGTGCGCGGGTCTTTCTTGGTTTTGCCGGGCACGCTCACGTAGAGCACGTCGGCCTTGCAGCCCTTGCAGGTGCGGATCAGGTTGTTCGGGATGTTGTCCACGTTCTGTCCCTCATGGTCGAACGGCACACCACCAGTGGGCCCAGGTCGCGAGCCCCAGCGAGCCGTACACGCCCAGGCGCAGGGTGAAGCCGTAGAGGGCCGCACGCAGGCTGGCGTCCGGGCGCCGTCGGGTGGCGTTTCGGGTGGTCACGATTCCCACTGTAGATGGGGGTTGACACCCATGCAAGGGGTGGGTAGTGTTCTCGACGTCAGGAACAACCCAAACGGGAAGGACCAACACGATGACCACCTACACGGCCTCCGACTTCTGCCAGGGCCACGGCGGCGGACGCGAATGCACCTACTCCCCGGAGGCGGACGGCTGCCTGCAGCACGGTGACGACTTCGACCACGGTGTCATCTCCTACTGCGACGGCACGTGCGCCGAGGCGCGGGAGCACTACAACCGCTACATGCGCGTGGAGCTGAACCGGGAGCCGCAGGCGTCTGCTACCTCCATCACGCTGGAGGTCTGGGGCCAGGGCGTCGCCTACGAAGTGACCTTCGAGGGCCCGCAGGCGCAGGACCGGGCGCTGG